AATAATTTGGGCTAATTTTTCGCAATCCCCAGGAGACACACGACGAAGTAATACCCCGTTGTGTAAGGTTTGTGTATGTCTCGTGGTGAGTGTTTTAGTCCGTGTTTCGTATATGATTCTATGTCAGTCGCAGTATTGTTTCTTGCCTCTGTTACATAAACTTTTCCTTCGTCTTTCCTGGAATTGCTTTTGTCTTTCTTCCATAGCCTTTTTTCGCTGCTGCTGTCGTAACCATGCCGCATGTTCAGCCTTTTTTCGATTCTCTTCTTGGAGACGTTTCCTCTTCTCCTCCGCAGCCTTAGCTTCTGCTTCGGCCTTAGCCTTGGCCTCTACCGCATCTTTTTCACGTTGCCTGGCAAGCTCCTCCTCGTTCATACGAGCTTCCCGCTCCGCCTTAGCCTTGGCCTCGGCTGCCGCCTTTTCAGCCTCGGCCTTGGCTTTAGCCTCTTCGATCTTACGTTTTTCCTCTTCATGTCTTCTTCTGAGTTCCGCGGTTCGTTCTTCCTGGAGTCTCTTATGCTCGGCAACTTTATCTTCATACGCATTTTGACGAACCTCCCTGGCTTCTTTCCTTTTTTTCTCTTGCTCTATTCGTGCCGCCTCCATTTTAGCTTTTCTCACCTCCGCCTCCGCCTGTAACTTTTTCCTATTCTCCTCGATTTCTGCTCTAGCCTGTCGCTGACCTGCGGAAAGACGTCTATAATTCAAGCGCTCACGCTCCGTCTTGACGTTCCCCGCCAGCGCGGCCTGATTTTCTTCACGTAAATAATATGGGGTTTCCGCGTTTAGTTGCTCTTCAGCTTCTCGTGCTACACGATCTGCGGCGAGGCGTTCTCGCCCTTCAGCCATGGCCTGTTGTCGTTCGGCCATCTGCATTTCCCTATTGGCTTGCTGCCGTCGACGAGCCTCTTCTCCCATACCCCTCCGCTCTGACATTTGTTGTTCTCTTTGCATTTGCTGCTCAGTTCTTGTCGTTTCTCGTTCGTGTTGTTGTGTCGCCTGGGTCAACTCTTGTTGCTGTTTCTGTTCTGCCCTTTCCGCCTCCCCTTCTACTTTTGCTTTGAGCTGCTCGGCCGCTTGTTGACTCCTAGCATACTCGGCCTCTGCTTGTGCTAACATCTTAAGATTTTCTTGATTTGCCTGCATCAATTTTTGCTTCTCTTCTTCACGTAACCTTTTGGCTTCCTGTTCCATTTCATTCTGCCTTTTAGTTTCTGCTGCCACGAGATCATCCAACTCTTTCTTCGCATCTTCTAATTTAGTTTCCTGTTCCTTTTGAAACTCTGTATATTCACGTTCAAGTATTTTTTGTTGTTCCAATACGTCTTTCTTTTCCTGTTGATATGCCAATTCTTTCATTTGATTTTGTCTAGCCTCTTCCTCCATCTTTGCTTTTATTTCCGCGGCTTCACGCTCAGCTTCTTTTCGAGCTTCTTCCGCTTTCTTTCTAGCCTCTTCTAAACGTAAAGCTTCTTCTTCCTGCATTTTCTTCCGTCTCTCATCCTGTTCACGTCTAGCCTTTTCCATCGCTGCTAATGCAGCTTCTCTCTGTTTTTTTAATTCGTTAGCCCTCTTTTCGTTAGCCAGTCTTGCACGCTCCTTTTCAATGAGACGTTTCTGTTCAGCTTCAACCTGACGCATACGCCTCCTCTTTTCGAGTTCTCGTTTCTTTTCTGCGATGCGATCGGACATTACATTCTTGACCTCTATAATTTTCCTTTCCTTCTCTTTTGAAACTGTCTCAACTTCTTTCTGAAGTTCTTTTACCTTTTCTTTTTGAATGTCTATATTTCGCACTTCATATTTATTCATTTCTTGAACCACCTCGTTTTTCACCGACACTTTCTTTTCTACAATCTCGTCAATTTTCTTCTCGAGGTCTTCGGTTGTACGAACTTTTACAGTTTCAACCAATCCCATATCCGGATCTAATTTTATTGCCACTGGACGTGGAGGAGGAAGAGGTTTTGATACAACCATCGGTACCTCTACCGGTATAATCTCAGCTGTACGATTATTCTGTAGATAATAGATTACTACGATAAATAAAATCAATACTAACAAAATGAGTAACAGTATCTCGATATTCATCGCTCTTACTTGTATATGATATTTTATTATTTACTTCCCACCTCCGCCGGATCGGCGCGAGCGTCGTCGGCGGGGGCGATAGGCGCGAGGGCCGGGGGACGCCGCGGCCGCGCGCGTGTGTATGTTTCGTGGTGAATGTTTTTAGCTGAAGAAGAATGGTGTTTATAGGATCACCTTGGATTTAACAGGTTAAGGGTCGCGGTCATACCTATGCAAAGTCATACGTATAATAATGTAGTTATGTATACTATTATATGTATGCGTTTATAGTTACCAAATATGATTCTAAGCTTCTATAAGATCATCCTCCCAATCCCAAAATGTAAATTCTCCCACGGGAATCGTGTTAGTACTCGTCACTAGACAATAGAGAATCATATCACATTTATCATCTATCTCTGCATATGGATACTCTGATACTTGAATGTATTTATCGTTGTGTAGTATATGATGCGTTCCCGTTACGTATATATAGTCATTTAATGCTTCACTTTTTATCCTGTAAAATGGTTCTTTTGCTCTGTTTATAATTTGCATCGTAGCATCAACAAGAATACCACCTTCCAGTTGTTCGTCTAATGAAATATCCTTGATGTATTTGGTTTCACCTGAAGCCAGTGTTACCTTGGTATATTCAGAAAAGCATCTACCACCACCCCTTGGTCTTGGTTTTGGAGATGGTGATCTACTTTTCGGTTTACTACGTCCGCCGCCCCTTGGTCTTGGTTTTGGAGATGGTGATCTACTTTTCGGTTTACTACGTCCGCCGCCCCTTGGTCTTGGTTTTGGAGATGGTTTAGGTTTTGGTCTTGGAGATGGTGCAGGTTTTGGTCTTGGAGATGGTGCAGGTGGTGGAGGTGGTGGTGCAGGTGCAGGAGGGGTCGCAGAATCCGCGGCGAGTTGTCTCGCTGCTTCGCTCTCGCGTTGTTGTTCTTCCGCGGATACTCTACTAGCATCTCTCACCGATTGAGCTTCGAGATCCAAAGCTGCCTGACGTTCCGCTCGTTGTTCAGCATCACCCGTCTTTTCCGATTCGGCTACTTGTCTATCCATTAACGCCTGATCAGCTGCCACCTTGGCATCATATTCAGCTTGTGAATTCGCCGATTTCGCTAGCAGCGCCTCTTCAGCAGTAGCAGCTTCCAATTCAAACTTCTTCCGCGCTTCGGCCGCTTCAGCATCCATTCTAGCCTGCTCGGCTTCTGCTTCTTCTAATTCTTTGAGCGCCATTTCATTCGCGAGTAACAACTTTTGTCGCTCTTGTTCTCGTAGCTGTTTATCTTTCTCCTCCATTTGATTTTGGCGTTCTTTTTCAACCTCTAAAAGCTCTTCTAGTTCGGCGTTGGCTTCTTCCACTTTAAGAGCTTGTTCCGCCATTCTAGCCTTGTACTCTTCTTCTATTCTAGTCTGTTCAGCTCTCTTTTCTTCCATTTGCTGCTGAAACTCAGCTTCTTCTGCCCGAGCTTCCGCCTCCTCTATTTCTACCTTTTTTTGGAGCTTCGCAGCCTCTTCTTCTGCTTTAATCCGGTCTTCTTCGGCCTTCTGACGAGCCTCTTCCAAAAGTCGTAACTCTTCTTCTTTCAATCTTTTCTGACTATCGCTCTGTACCTTTTGAGCCGCCTCTAGCTCCTGTTGCGCTTTTTGGCGCGCAAGCTTCAATTCGGCTAATTGCTTTTCTTTATTTAAACGTTCTTTTTCACGTTCGAGTAATAATTTAGCTGCTCGTTCTTCCTCCATCTTACGCCTTTTCATAAGTAGTTTTTCTCTTCTTTGGTTTATCATGTCATCAAATCGCTTTTTTTTAGCAGCCATTTCAGCTTCCTTAGCCTCGGCTTCCTGTTCCGCTTCTAATCGTAGCTGTTCCACTTTTTCTTTTTGTGCGCCTATTATCCGTTGCTCTGCCTCGATCATCTGCTGCTGGTTATAATCGACTGGTGTAGTGACCCTGTCAACAGCCCTTTCAATCTCCTCTTCAAGGTCTTTCTTCGTTCTCACTTGTATCGTCTTGGGGGTAGTATCATCAAGAAACACTTCCACTTCCCGGATAGGAGGAAGGCTTGGAGGTTTTGGTTGCGGGGATGACTGCTGAGATACATCTACGGGTTTTGATAGATAATATATCAGAAATATCACCACTACTATCACTATTAAAATGAGTATTACAGTCATGTGGTTCTTATATTTGATCAAGAAAAAAACCGTGTCTAGACACATGGTGGTCTCGATATTCTTGTCCACTTTCGGCATCTCCATATGACATCAGTATCTCTTCACCTTTTGTATAGTTTCTAGGCGAATAGAGTCTGACGTATTTGTCTTCAATTCGTATATCCATTTCGAACCCGTTACTTTCCCGAGATGTTCCATGATTGATCATGTCTACCATCGGTATCATCATGAGTACGTGCGACCCTTCGTATCTGAGTATTATTCTCCTCGAACGAACTAGGTCCATGTACCGTTTCAAAGATTTAGGATACATTTCATTCTCTTTCTTCTGGTCATCCCGGAGATCATACCCCTTGGGATATCCTATCCTTTCAATCTCATCATCACTCCAGTCTGCTATGAGATGTGGATCTCGGGGCATATAATCTATGTACCCCCTGAACTTTCCACCGCGTCTGTCACATAACATGACTTTCGTTGCCATTATAAAATCACCCTCTGTAAGAGTTGTATCCGGTAAGACTTCCTCGTGTATACATGATGTTAATGGCACCTCTACCAACATGTCACCAACTTTTATATCATGGGTTGCATACAACCCACGTCTTATTTCTTCGTTGTATCCCACTTCAAGTTTATTGGTATTTATCCCATTGTGTTTACACCATCGCTTGAACTTCCAGTCCGTATAGTTCCGTTTTCTCAGTATGAATAACACTACGGCAATACATACCACAACGTACAAAATATTCATTGGTATATTATCTGAAAATAAATCTACGACAATCGTAGCAATGAACACTCTTGTTATCGTAGCAGTTGTAATAATAGTAATTTTGTTCATTCACCGTAAAAATGCCTTGAGACCTTACTCATGGAATGATATGAAGAAACGGTTTGAAAACATAGAAGGATCCATCCGAACATTTGATTTAGACCGTATGGATGACGAGCAAAGTTACATCAGTCGTGAAATCGTAACATCATATTCATCCATTTTCGAGCATGAAATTAGACCACGGACGGATACGATGATGATAAAGATAAAGGAATCTTCATGCACACCCGAAGAGCAAAAACTTATCGACTATGTAAAACCCGTTATAAAGAACACCCATAGTTCGGACACCATATTACGTATTCAGAATTCACCGTGGGTGTACAGTTCACATTTTGATTGTTATGACCAGTACGTGTATATGCTACACGGTAAGAAACGATGGTTACTCTTCAACCTAGATGATCTTGAAACGGAACGAAAGTTGGTGTTACAATTCGCGGGTAAAAACATTGAAACCGTTTCCGAAATTTTACGTACAAACGGAATACCTTTCAAACTCAAAACTATCCACGCGGGCGATATTCTTTTTATACCGGAAGGACAATATCATCTGGTAGAAAATGAAGGATCTCAAGGTACGATATTTGTTAACTCACCGATTAATAAACCAGTTAATCTACACTTACATTCTAAGTTCGAATCTTTATGGCCTAAATGGTATTCGGGTACGTGATTATTTTGATCCGTCTCGGATCCCAAAAAATCACATGCCCAACTTTTTCGATGCGTACGACGGGTCATTTTCCCGCATTCGCGCGGTGATTAGGTGGTGGAGGTGCTGGACGCCGCGCTGGTGGGGGTGGGGGTGGAGGTGGAGGTGGAGGTGGAGGTGGTGTCACGTCGACTTCCCTGTTTTCTACTAAATGTGGGCATCCATTTCCCCCCCATTGTGGTTGTCTCGTGATACTTCGAGTTCTTTTTTCTTTTCTGAATGTTAATGTGCGACCCCAATGCCCACACCCTTTGGCACCTTTGCACATCCATTCCCGTTCTTTTCTGACAGGTTCGCCCGAATGAGTCCAACCACTCCATCTACTGGTCGCGCAATGAACTTTTGTCATGGCAACATCTCTTTCTTCTGATTCTGGACCACACGCCGCACCACCATATTCTGCGGGTGTGGTAACAGTCCTTGTACGCTTTTGACGATCGTACCAATTATTTCCAGAGTTCCAGTGTCTCTGATGCACCCAACCACTCCATCCAGATTGAACGCAGTTTTGTTTAGGAAGGGTATGCCACCTAAACTCTTCATTAATACACTCCCCTCCATTTTGTGCTTCTTCGAGTACGGGTTTCGTTCTTCGTTGATACACAGTCCAATACCGACTTACCTCTGTCGGCGTCGTACCCGAGCGAGCGTCTGCACCGGTCATCGGTTCATATACCACAACTTCACGTGGCACTCCCTGCGGTGCAGGAGCATTTTCCCAATTACCCCATTGACCCATGACGCAATCTTTAGCACCCGCAAGTTTCGTAATCGTTTCTGTAGCACTACCTTCACATGTACCACCGTATCTTTCTTGTACGGTTTTTTGTCGTGTACGTGTATGGTTTTCAACCCATTCGCCAGAAGGTACCATTCGCCGAGTATCCCTCTCTCCTACTAATTCTTGCCGTTGATACCGCGCACTCACAGTCCAATCATCACTCCAATCACCCCATTCACAATCAACGGGATCTAACCCCTTATCTCTAGTATCGTGTCTCAGATTGCATCCATCAGGTACAACTTCTGTCGCACGCGTCCTCTGTTGGCTTTGGTACCATTGTCGCCCTCTCGCGAACGGCTCACCGACGTTTGTCCATTCATTCCAATCTTCTTCAGTACAGTCTTTAGATGGCTGAGTGGTATACTTCGTTTCCACTAAAGGGCATCCTTTACCACCGTTCATAGCATATATGAAGGGTTCTTGCGTTCTTTGCCAACCCTGTTTCCATCTACCCGTCTTCTCTTCGTAGACTCTCATATCACGTCCCCGACCCTCTACGATCGTATCAGTCTCTTCCATCAATTCTCCCACCTTTTCCCATTCCGTCCATTCACCCGGGATACAATCAATCGGATCCCCTCTCTCATACGCAGCGTAATCGAAAAGCATAACTGGACTTTCTCCATAGTCAGGTACAGGTGCATACGAATCGCTGGCGAGTTGAGCTTGAGCATCCAAAGCCGCCTGTTGCTCTTCCGCAGTTAATTTATCCCAATCCTGTTGAGATGTCTGCTCAAGAAGTAGTGCTGCGTCACGCGCGGCCTGTTGTTCAGAATCTCCTGTCTGCGCCGACGTCTGTTGAAGAAGTTCCTGTGCAGCTAATGCAGCTAATTCATCTTGTTCACCCTGTGCGACTGCCGCATCTCTCGTGGCAATTTGTTCTCGTTCCTGCTGCCGAATAATATCACTCATAGCGGATTCTGCAGCTGCGAGCTCAGCATTCATTCGCACCTGTTCAGCCTCCGCTTCTTCCAACTCTCTCAGAGCTTCTTCATTGGCATCCAAGAGTCGCTGCGTTTCTTCTTGTCTTAATCTTTCGTTATCAGCGTCCATTTGTGTCTGTCGTTTTTTCTCAGCTTCTAAGAGTTCATTTAATTCGTCCTCAGCTTCTTTTATCCTTTCCATTCTTTCCGCTTTCAATTCGTCGTACTCATTCACAAGTCTTTCCTGTTCCGCGAGTAATTTTGCTTTTTCTTGTTGATACAGTGCTTCATCAGCTTCTATCTTTTGAACGTTAGATTCTACCTGTTGCTTTAAATTCTCGGCTTCCGCCTCTAACACTACTTTTTGTTCTTCAGCGGCAGCTTTAGCCTCTTCGAGTCTCACGAGTTCCTGTTCCTTTACCTCCTTTTCTAACTCAGACATATTCTGTTCGACTTTTTCTAATTCTTCTAGAGCTTTTCTTCTTACCAGTCTCAGTTCCTCTAACTTCTTTTCATTTTCTATCGCTTTCTTTTCTTTTTCCAACAATAAACGAGCCGCCTCGTCTTCCCGATTCTTTTTCTTTTTCTCTAGAAATTCAGCTCGCCTCTCATTCATAAGTTTTTCGATCGCCGAAGTCATACTCACGAGCTGATTCGTCTTTTCTTCTAAAATTTCTTCTGTTTCAGCTTTTATAATTTGAACAGTTTCTTCTTTCTGTTCTATCTCACGCTGTTCCATTTTGGAAATTTCAACTTCAAATTCGTTCTTTTTTTCTATTTTAGCCTCTACGACCTTTTCAATCTCCTTTACTAAATCTTCTTTCGTACTCAGCATAACGACTTCCGTATCAAGCGCGTTTACCGAATCCAATCTAATTTCTATCAACCTTGGTGGGGGTGTTGTTTTAGACGTGGACTGGAGTTCATGTTCCAGATCCGGTTCCAGTTCTGGTTTCTGTATAAATCCAAACCGATTTATGTACAGAAAATATACCATAAAGCCTAGTAATATCAATATGATTGTCACTCTCAATACCGTCATATTGATATCTTATAATAACATGAGAATTAATTTCCGGATACTTATTAGTGTCGATGAATCATTGTTTAGTTTTTGGCGCCAATGGGCATTTAGCCAGGACCAGGATTATACCAGCGTTAAAACGTATGAACTGCCCTTACACACCTATTAGTCGACAGGAGGTACTCGATATACGACATTTAAAAGATAAGAAAGACTTGGTGGCGTATATGTCAATCCCGACACATAATTTTTGTGAAGCCGTAGAGCCATATTTGGATATGGTTAACCCCTTGTATGTTCTCGAAAAACCCCACGGACATTCTAAATTTGATTTCGACCGACTGAAAGATTTCATACATACAAACGAACTAAAAGTTATATACAGTGATCATTATCTAGGTAAAGATGTTCTATATAATTTGCGGACACCCAAGGAACTAAAATCTATCAAAATTTTCCTCCATGAAGACGCCGATATGACTGAACGAATAAATTACTTTGATACTGTCGGTATAATTGGTGACATGTATCAGAGTCATTGTGTGACTTTATTCGCAAGTATAATTGCTAAACATACATCTCGATCACGTAAAGAAGTTCTTCGCGATCTTAGTTTTATAGAGCCTCGAGTAACACATTTAGCCCGGAATATTCGCTACAAGGGTGTAGCACCTACACAGTGCAAAGTTTCTATGGAGTATAATGGAATTTTACTCGAAGCGGATATAGCTAAAATGATGCTCGAAAAAAGGAAACTGATAACCATTAACAATGATCGGTCGTGGAATCTTGATACGGGTCGAGATGCGTACGGTAACGTCATGAGTGAAATTATGCAGGGTAAACGAACGTTTTTCTTAGACGAAGAAGAAGTTGGATATTTATGGGACCACGCTTCTATCATAAGTGGTTAATGCATATTAAAATTTCCGGGGTACGGAAATTTTGATATGATTTGTGCGTTATATTTTTATTTATTGACCATCCATTATCATATCCGCCATCTTGGCTTTGTTCTCTTCAGCTTTGGCAACCCGAATCTTATCTTGAACATCGTCGACTTTCCTCATCTTGGCGACAGAACGATCAAGTTCGCCTATAAGTGCAGCACCTTCCTTGGCGTTTAAAGCAGCCGCGGCCCTGGTGATAACCGCCTCCATCTCCTTTCCGAGGGATTCAAGCTCCTTAAAATCCATTTCCTTAACATCCTGTGAGTAAAACTCATCACGCTTCTTAATAAATTCCTTCAGCTCCGCGATAGACTGCTTCATCGTTTTAGTGACCTTATCCTTAGCCGCAGCCAGTTTATCGGTGTATTCAGTCTTTTCCATTTATAGTAAGCTAACAAAATTTTAAGGAGAAATAGGAGCAGGTGCCATAGAACCACCCATCATTTCACCCTCGTCATCGGATTCTTCGGGCATGGGCATATCCTCACCCGACTTCGGCTTAGGACCATCCGGAAGCGCCTGGAGATCCGCCACCTGCTCATCAGAAAGATCCTCGATATCGGGGTTGCCTTCCATACTCTTAAGCTCGGGAGCCTTAGAAATTTCTTGGAGAAGAGCGTTCAGCTCAGCCTCGAGTTGCTCGGGAGACTCGTAAGATTCCGTGGTCTTCTGGAGCACCATACCAATAAGCATGGCAACGATCACACCCGCAATGAAAATGACGATCCTATTTTTTGCAAGACCCTTGATAGTGGTAGCAAACTTGGACATTGTTTTATAGTGTAATGATATTTTTTTCTTCCATGATTACAAATGAAACTAAGACCGGTCGAGCATGTGATTTTTGAAGCCATCGTGATAGGTATACTAAACGTGACTCTTCTATCCCTGTTAAATAAAATACCCAGCCTGAACACTACATCACTTTTTATTAAACTGTTCCTGGGTGGTGCACTTATTCATATTATATTCGAGTACTCCGGGGCGAACCAGTGGTGGTGTGAATCTACCTACCGTTAAGTTCTACCAATCGATCCATCGATATTTGTTTCGCCTGGATGAGCCAGTTTAGTTCCGTGTGAGCGTCTAAAGACTTTAGTTCAACCAACGTGTTATGGATTTCCACATGCTCCATGTAAAGGTCTCTTTCAACTTCCTTTCCAAAACGAGTTAATTCACCTTCACGTGTAAACATCCTTGTTCGCATGTCATATGAGAATAACTGAGGATACGTTCTGTACATACACTCAAACGTAAACGTCTGAATATTCAAAGCTCGACTATTTACGTATGACCTGATAGCATCTTCCCTGACCCGAGCAGTTATATTCTTGATAAGTTTCAATTCTTTCATTTTTTTCAAACAATCTCTTTCATGCCTATTAATGATAATCATGTCCCGACGAATTAAACACCTTTCTACGGATCGAGAAATAATACATCCACCCGCATTCCTATTACTGTCGAAGGAAACGAAGAATCCCTGTTGAGGATTTCTGAAGTTTTCGCTTAAATTGGGAATTTGAGAATCCATAGGGTAATATCGTTCATCATACGGTTCATCATCAGGAATATCAAACGGATCCTGTGCCTCGGGATAGTCGTCTGTTTCGGTATCGGGAACTGTCGGCATAAACGGAATATCTATTCGCAAATTTCTATAATCTGTCACGGGAAAATCGTCGTCCGGTATCTGTGCATGCACTTTCTTCAAGTTATTAGCCATATCAAGGTACGTGCCTTCCGGAATTAATTCCGAAATGGAATCCAAAGATTGCATGAGTGATCTTAGATTCTCCATGTTCTATCATAGCTTAATTTTCTTAATCATCTTTTATTAACGCGATGATAGTGTATATTAAAAAATTCTCGTCATACGTCAGGTAATGTATAAGACGACCTATGACAAATCAAACTGTCAAACTGGTATTGTGCACATAGGTTACGGTGCTTTCCATAGAGCGCATCAGGCGGTGTATGTCGATGATTATATGGAAAAAACCGGGGACCTTCGATGGGGTATCGTCGCAGTGAACTTACGTAACGAAGGGATACGCGAGATTGATGATTATATTTTAAAGACGCCGAGTCAATTTAGACTCGTACGTTCTCACCTTGACTATGTAGACTGGACAAAAAATCGTACGGTTGCTAAACACATGTTAACACTTCCCAGTGTTCAACTCATAACTATTACGGTTACCGAAAGTGGTTACGCTCCCGGGTCGCCACTATTTGAGTACCTCGCGTGTGGGTTGCGGAACAGAAATACACCCATAACCATACTCTCTTGTGATAACAGTCAAAGAAACGGACGAGTTTTAGAAAGTCAGTTCATGGCCTATTTGTACCAGACAAACCAGTTCGAGCTTGCTGAATGGATACAAAACAATGTGAAATTTCCATCGTGTATGGTAGATCGCATAACACCTAGACCCACGTTTAAATTTAAAAGTGAGCTCGAAAAGTTATTCCCAGGTTTTGGAGAGACGGCTGTACAAACAGAAGAATATACACAGTGGGTCATAGAGGATGATTTTGCATCAGAGTTTCCAAAGCTTGACGAAGTTGGTGTGACCATCACGAAAGACATTGAACCATACGAAGAAACGAAAATAAGAATCTTGAATGGATCACATACGTCACTCGCCTATATGGGCGTTCTTTCGGGGTATGATACGTTCGATCAGGTCATGAGTGACAAAACGCATCGCCAGCATTTTAAGGATCTCCAAAAAGAAGAAATTATACCCTCGATAGAGATTGATTTACCGTTCGATATACACGACTACGTAGAAACGGTGGAAGAACGTATTTCGAGTAGAGTAAACGCCGACGAGCTCGAGCGTATATGCATGGATGGATTTACCAAGTTTCATACGTTCGTTGTACCGTCTTTGCGTGTATGCTTAGAGCGTGGAAAACGTCCGATACACATCTACAAGAGTATCGCTGCTTGGTACATCTACTCTAGAAAGTTTGCTAAGGGTTGTAAAAAGATAAAGTATAGTGAACCAAATTGGGTACTTCTTCAACCTCTTTTAGAAGATGGAAACATAGATGGGTTCGTTAGTAACGAACGATTATGGGGAGATATACCAAAAAACTACATTACATTCACTAGAGATCTAAAAACTGTACTAATGTCACATACATACGAAAAAGAGATTGATCTTATCGGTGAATAGAAGCAAACACAGTTGTTGAACCATCCGGGTATGCCACTTCGTAATAGTCATTTCTGTCACCCTCATTAATTCGCCTCATGGTCACAGAATCTCTTGATGATATAATTGTATCATAGATGTGTTCAGGAATATCATCAGCCTCCAGCGTATCGGGGACCGTATTTAATCTATAACCAATGTGTTCAGGGGCGTCATCCTCATCTTCTGACTCTTCGTAATCAGCATATCGGGCATTATCCGTATTACTCCAATCAGCATGAAGCAACGTCACGTCCACTGTGACGTTTGATTGATCCGGAGTAGCCGAATGAATACTCGATTGCGTCGGTTCATACTCAGGCATCGTCATCGGTTCATTCTGGTCAGGAAGGAATCTCGGAGGTTTGACCTTATCACGAATTTCTTTTATGAGATTCGCGATCTGAAGGTAATCACCGTCAGGGAGAATGTCAGCGTTCTTGTCAACAAGAGCCATGAGAGAGTGGAATTTGTCCATATTGAGGGTTTGAAAGTTTGATATGAAAAAATATATAATATCATTACAACTTAAGTGCATTTAGATCTCTATATGAATTCCTCGAGCCACGTGCGTAGATTTTACAAGCCTCGTACCGAGTAACGAGATAGTCATATGAAATATCCTTCGTATCGTCAATCTCCAAACAAACTTCGTCGATCAAATCGTATAACTTATCTTGCATGACGTAATCCAAATCACGTCCTCTTTCGGGTATAATCCTGCGTTTGAAGAATGATAACAAGTCTTCACATTTCAAACGGAGTATATTTAAATCGTGTTTATTATCGCAAATTCTATCGGATTTCATTACGGACAAATCGTGTGGATCGTGTATCACTCTCACTTCACCACAGTCATTATGTGCCATTATGTAAACACCTTTCAGTATTGTTTCTGATTGAGACGTTTGTTCCGGAACAAATCCCGGGGTAATGACGCTCCAGATAGTCTTGAGTAAATTGGACATTTTTGAGGTGCAGGAGGGGGGTCGATCTTATGTGGATTGTGTAAAACTTCTTTCCAGATTAGCCTCTGAACGTCGGGACACAGGGGAGCTGTAGATTGCAGGAAAGCAATAGCAAATTCGTGTGAGTAGACACTCACGTAATAATCCATCAGTCGTCTTTTTTGTTAGTTTCTTCCGAAATACCCTCTTCACTTAAGTCATTCTTTTTCATCTTCAGAATATACTCTCGCTTGAGTCGCAAGTGTTCAATATCAATATCAAGCATGAGACGACATGGTGCGTCGATGACAGCAGCCTTTAGCCACTTAAACACGTTGAGACTGTATTGAGGTGTAAATTGCCAGAATGTGTTACGAATTGCGACGAAATAGGTTTTGACTTCGAAACTAAATACGTTAACGAAAGCGTTTCCTTGCATGTCGGGGGGTAAGGTGGGTTCGGACATATCGTCGTAATCAGGAGTATTCATACCAACGCCTCGGCGGAAATCCATGTATTTTACTTTGTCTCAAAGTTTTTATACCTGTTTATTAATCGAGTTGTATCAACATGCACTACACCCGCCAGTGATAGCAAAATTTTCACATTCATATTAGATAATAACCTTTTTTTCGTGTCCAACCATCAGGTCTGTATTAATGTAAATCTTAAACCCGGCGTCTGTCACGCGCTTACAGAACGAAACATCTTCAGAGAAAACCTGCGAAACCGTCTTTCCGTCAATTTCGACCTCCTCTGTGGGGTAATTGAAATAAGGATACTTGATCTTTTCGAGTACATGACGAGTGCATGCCATGAAACCCATACCCGCGTAAGCGACGTCTTGGTGTTTGATATCTTTGTCAAGTGTTTCAGGATCAATGAATTCGTATGTACCATTTTTTATGAAATGTGCCATATCCCATTCTTTAACAGCGGCGATGGACTTAGAATTGGCCATTCTATACACACCAGAAACCACAGGGTATTTGTCTGTATCTTCGATCAACTCGATAAGCTGCTTGGGTGTGAAAATAATATCAGAATCGATCGTGACCCATACGTCATACTCAATCTTTCCATCAAACGGCTTTTGATCGTTGCCACGCATAGTATCGAGACCCAATGTCATCATACGAGTAAATGGGATATAAGCAGAGTAATCACTCGTCAACGCGATCTTATAACCGACCTGCGTCAATTTCAAAAGTGAATCTGACCATTGCATGAGAAATGTATTAGAAAAATCTTTACCCGGAAGAGCAATGATAACCGTTTTTTTAGGGGAATCCATTTGCTTTTGCATCGATTACAAACTTTAAACTACTTTCCTAATCGACTATGCACGTACTCACAGAATCTCTTGAGTTTGGGAAGAATTGTCTCCTCCCACATACAATCATCTCTCGTCAGGGTCTCCGTGTGGATCGCATCCTCGCGTTGCTCTTCGAATCTACACTCGTCAACATTGAGCATATTCATAAGAACCTGACACCTAACTTTATCAACTTCAGTCAAACCCTTAAATCGGCTGTCGGTACGATCCGTCACGTCTACGACAACAAGATTTCCTGATGAACCCCTGATCAGTTTATCGGCGTATCCAGTGAGTATATACTTCGTACCCCGAATAACACAAACTTCGAGTGTGTAATATTTCTTGTCATATGTGACAGTAGCAATCCGACCTCGAATAACATCCCCGACGTACTCACAGATACTCATTTTATGAGCATTGTTCAAGTTAGTTTTTAGTCCGAGTTGAACTGATACGGCGCTCAATTTGCTTTCTATATCTTTCATACGCTTAGACTGAAATCGTAGAGCGTCTGATACGATGGTATTGACCGCGTCGTTTTCATTTCGCATCCGCTCAACAAACTCCCGGCGACAGATACCCCTGTCTGTTTGATCATAATATTTACCGACGATTGTCTTGGCAACGTCGATCGGTTTTTTAAACCATGTTGCACCGGTAATAGTGGGTACATCCGACACATTGATAACAATCGTATCGATACCTATGGGGTTGCATCGAAACTTGATGTCACGTACGACCGAATAAATCACGCCACACGCTCTAGAATCCTCCAAAGCATCGTGTGCACGGAAGGTTTCTCCGGTGATGTAATTGAACAGGGTCTCACACCGATTATTAGGGGTATCCAGAAAGGCTGATTTGGCCATATCCAAAGTACATACGAAATTAAGATGCTGGAATGGCTCAACTGAGAGTCCATATCGGTAACATTCGGCGAATAGAACATTCTTGTCGAAATTGGCGTTATGTGCAACGAGTGTCGTCACGCGCGCTTTGCGGATGAAGTCCAAAAATCTTTCGTATACCTGAACAAATGGTACACCGTACCTCTTAGCGTGTGATTGAGTGATACCATGTACCTCAGTGGCTCCCACAGGATCGTACTGGTGTGTACCCAACACAAACCCGTTGGGGTACACGATCGTATGTTGCGAATCAATCTCGCGTCCATGTCGTGAAAATTGGATAGAAGCGATGGATGCCATTCTACACCCATTCCATAACTGGTAGTTCTCGGGGGTCACGGTGTCGACATTCTGGGGTGGCTTCCCCGAAGTCTCGGTATCCCAAGCGATATATCCCATTTGTAATTATGATCTGTTTTCTTTATATTAAAGATCTAACTTAGGTGCAATTATTCATCAAAATCGTCAACACACACGTCCTCAACGTTCTCCTCCTCGGCATCGTCTTCGTCGTCTTCGACAATAATACCTTCATCTTCTTCAGGTCCGTCATCGTCTTCGTCATCTTCCTCGGGAGGATCACATCTGTCTTCGATATCTTCCACCTTTACTTCAACCTTGGATTTCACAGGTTTTCGCTTGGTCGTCGTAGACTTGTCAAATATCTTTTCGAGAATTTTCTCAATCTTTTTCGCAAACTCTACTCGTTTTTTCTGACTGACAGCAATTTTCTCAAGAAATGCATTCGAGAATCCAACGGCTTTGTAAGCCGCGATTACCGTTTTGATCGGTGGCTTCTTGCCCTTGGAATAATAATTGTTCCACATCTCGAGGAACTGTGGAACGAGCTTAATCCGAACTTTGCCAGACTTGAGAATATTAATCTTCATGTAGACTTTGTCCGCGAAATCAAGTTTCGGCTCATCTGGTGTATCACCCTTTTTTGGGGGTTGTAACTCGGTAACCTCCGGAGCTTTAAAAGGGACTCCACACTCTTTGTAGTTTCTTTCGAGAAGGCGCAGATATACTTCGTGCGCCTGTACGTGAAAGGATTTTTGTTTATGCGGGCGGGAAGGTTCTATCTTAAACCTTTTTATTATATCAGCTAATACACCCGATGTAGGTTTGATGTCATGGGGTGTAGGAGCGGGGTGAAAACGGCGAGTAGGTCGTTTCAACATCTTTACTTTTCATTACAAAAATTTCTAACTTAGGTCTAATTTATGTTCGTCCACATGCGTAATCGAGTTCGCATCCGATAACGTGATGCGCCTGAAAATTTTGAAGAGAGCTATACGGTCCCCATAACTCGATAACCTTACGCTCTTTATCATACCAAATATATGAAAGCTCTAGAAACTTGGTGAGCCAATAAAAACGTTTCCCGTTCTTTCCGATAAATCTATAGAGATCATTATCCGAATAAGAAGAAACGTCCATCTCACTATAATGCGTGTTGGGTGGAGTATACGGCGCCATCTTAGTCGTATAACGTTGATATTGTTTAAGTTCGTTTATGCACCACATCCACATCCGGTGGTGTATCCCTCTTTTTTCGGACATTTGCAGTCTTTATCAGCAGCTCCACACTTCGCGCAATAGTGGCTGCGACCCGTCCACGTGTGGTACCTGGATACATACAGTTGACGGAAAAGTATAGTGATGGCGAGCACGACAATAAACGGTGTAATACCAGAAGTCAGGTTCAATTTCATTTTATATTACCTGTACATTTTTTTCTGACGCTTACGCATTCTCTTACGTCTAGCTTTGATTCGACGCATCTTATCTTCGGGTATGGGAGCCTTCTGCTTATACATCTCCTTCCTACCCCCGCAACTGTATCCAGAACTGGCCGTAGTCTTATCAATCATGATAAGCGCGACAATTATGAGAGCCAACGCGAAAACGCTACCCGCAAAAGTCTTTAAAAGGTTCTTGTTCATCCTGGTATATGATAAGCTAATATATTTATTCAAACTCATACTCTTGTTCATCATACAAACTTATCTCCGACTCGGAATCGTCGTCTTCTACATCATCGCTATCATATTCCAAATCAAAATCTACGTCAGAATCAGTCAGGCAGTCATAATAAATTCCATCTGCACGTTTCACGTAATCACCTGTATCTTCCAGATTTGAAACGTCATAAAATCCAGAGACAGCTTCTCTTGGGACAGAGTGATCAGGTTCGTCCGACCATTTATACGCATATTCATCCTCGTCATATAACAAAGAGTATACTTTATAGGAATCTGAACACACTTCGTGAATTTTACATATTTCGGTAAAACCATCAACGTATTCCACGTCGATAAGTTGACCTTCCATTGATTGATAACGGGGTGTATTCTTAAAATAACATTTTTCTCGAGTATATATATATATGAACATTCCCCGAGCTACACATCCCAATCAAGCAGCTATGTTCGACATTGACGACACTCTTATCAATTCAAGTAATGGTACTAGAATGGAGAATGTGTACGCACTGTATAAAAGTTTACAAAATAAGGGGTATAAAATGATCATTATCACCGCTAGACCTGGATTTTACGAAAATGTCGTTTACACACAAGAACAGTTGAAATCACATAACATTTATTACGACGAACTAGTTTTTACTCCTCCTCCAGGTAAGTCTATCTATAAAAAGAATTCGCAATACGAGTACATTGTGTCCGTCGGTGACATGGATACAGATTTAACAGATTCGACGTACGCAGTTAAGATTTCCAGGTAGAGTTACAGATGTGACATGTAATAAATACAGTCATAGGTTCATCTGCCGATCTCGTCTGCATTTCGTAGTACGTAGTCTTCCAATCCTTGCACTTTCCACATTTAAACATTCCTTTATAATCTGGATCGTTCATAATTGATTTACCTTCTTTTTTCGTAGCCTTTTCCCTGTTAATCTCCATATCTTTCGCCAGGGGTCCCTCGGGCCACAAACAGTTTGGGGGTGTCTCCACAACGACGGCAGATTTTAGTTGTCCCGATACAATACGCCCTTTGAGAGTTGGTGAATTGCGCAAACATTTTTGAATCTCTAGGAACTTTGACTTGTAGCGGTTCATATGCCTATGATTATCAGAAGCGGGTACGTCTCCCAGATCTGTAGACCGTTTGATAGCCCAATTATATATCGATTTCTCCAAGTTCACACACTTTGTATCATCTTTAGGAAGTTCGAGAAGTTCCGAAAAACGAGTGACAACAAATTCCCTGGACATTTTACTTGTGATATTGAAATAATTAATAGCGACTTAAGTGCGGCATGGGATTTCTCGCACAATCGTCGAACGACTCGGGTGAACACCTGTTGAATGGATCAGTAGTCTGGCTACGCTGATTAGATTCTTTCGTTACACCCCAAAAAGAATCCAGCTCATGCAAAGAATACTTCTCGGAACACCATTCAACGAGTAAAACAACTACAACTAACATAAATAAAGCGAATCTTAACGATATCTCCATATAGTAATATCAACTTTTTTATTCGTATACTTAAATGACGAAGGCTGTATTAATACACGAGAGGTTGGGAAGTGTTGTAGAAATAGACCTGGACATAAACCCTGTCAAGAATGAAATTTTCAAAACATTGCAGGGACCGGCTACTTTTATCGGGCAGTGGCCCGAACTCGACGTCGTAATCATGAAACGCGCGTCGGCTGAAGGTGAGCAAAATAGTAATACGCTACCATCACCGTTCAGTGGTGAGTGTATTTTGGGTAAAATTCTACTTGTGCGAATGGACGCAGATTCTGAGCCACAGGATTTTACATTAGACGAATACAACAAATTTATTTTACAAAGGACTCAGGAATAAACGCCGTTCCACGTAAGACGGCCTGTGAATATTTTAACGCGAGTTGAAAATGGGCGTCGGCCCAATCAAGTGGGTTTTTGATTTTCGCTTTGAGTGGGTTATCATTGACCACTTGTACCATATCCATTTTTTTATTATTGGTCATGATATCATTCATCGCGTCGTCAACCTTCTGTAACCAGAGAACGTGGTCTTTATTTGCGGGGTCGAACTTAGAAACGAACGACATCTGTAATATACACTTACATATTCTTTAAACTGTAATCTAGTCGTTCCCTGTATACCATCTCGTCAACCTCGGCATCGACATCTTGACCACTCATTCTAAACGACGTGACGTCCTCGTATTCGAATGTGTGACAGTAAAAATATTCGATACCAGTTGCTAACGAGAGTCTATCCAGGTCGTCGCGGTTTTTGAACGTGATTTCCAGTAAGCTTTTATACACGTCTGAATGTTGTTTGAAGCGTTCAGTCGATTTTTCAATGCGCATCATGGGTACAGATAAATTTACAACGGGCCACTTTCCAAACTCGGCCCTATGCTTCGAGATATATGAAGCATACTCATAGGCTATTTTGTTATCCTTAAAACATATGAATCTCGACTTCTCATTCATGTCTAAAATAGTAGCAGAACCCACAGTTTTAAGGGTAACAAAATAAAACTCAGTCATCCTTACTATACTTATAGATTAAAACCTTAAATATTTATATATGCAATTTCCGAAAACCCCCGGGCAGTGTACATACCTTCGCGCTCTTCAAACTGCGAAACCTATAACTATAGCAACGGGTCCAGCTGGTTCGGGTAAAACCATTCTCGCGTGTCAGGAAGCTTCCATACATCTAGCTCGCCGCCGATATGACAGAATCATCTGCACTCGACCAGTAGTAGCGGCGGACGAAGATCTTGGATACCTTCCAGGTGACATGGGGAGCAAGATGGAACCGTGGGCTATTCCGATGTTAGAGTTCATCGAAAAATACCTAACTCATAATCAAGTTCAATCCCGCGTGCATATAGAACCACTCGGATTCATGAGAGGTAGAACTTTTGATAACACATTCGTGATAGCAGATGAGATGCAGAATTCGACACCTAACCAAATGAAGATGTTACTTACTCGGCTCGGTGAAAACTCGAAAATGGTGGTTCTCGGTGATCTACAACAAAGCGATCTTCAGACTCGAAATGGACTTGAAGATATCATCGACCGTATAGATTGTGTAGAGATGGAACATTTAGAATATGTAGACATGTCTGAAGACGATGTGTTACGTCACCCGGCCGTAGCTGAAATCTTGACCGTCTATAAAAATTAAATATACACATATATCAGAATGCAAATCTTCGTGAAAACGCTCACGGGAAAAACGATCACTTTAGAAGTTGAACAATCAGATACCATTGATAATATCAAGGCTAAAATCCAAGATAAAGAAGGTATTCCTCCCGATCAGCAGCGTCTCATCTTCGCGGGAAAGCAACTCGAAGATGGACGAACCCTTGCAGACTATAATATCCAAAAGGAGTCGACACTTCATCTCGTCTTACGTTTGCGAGGTGGTACACGTATGACAACAGATAGAATGCGAACGAACGGGGAGCGTCCTCCATCTTCACCTGGAAGTAACTCTAACAGTAGTAATAGTTTGGGATTGCGCGTCACTATGCGGAGAACTTATGACAATGGTCGCCAAATGCGCCTCGCGAGTGGAAATAACTCTATAAGGACTAACAACAATAATCTTCCCCAAATGGGAAGTCCCGCTAAAACCCTAAAAAAGGCTAAAAGGGATCTCACATCAACGGTCAAAAGGTATGTGAAACAAAAACGAGACTTAATAGCAATGAATGCGGGACCCGGTGGGTCGGGTCATCGGTACTGGAACGAAAAGACGAGAAGGTGGAAGTTGGTTGATAAGACTAACGTGAAGGGATACTACAAACAGAATTTCACGAATGCCGGGGCTGCGAAACATATAAAGAAAGATAGACGCGTGTTTCTTGGCGTAGACCTGCGCAATGGTAAGGTGCAGCACGTATACGACAGGGATGGTATTACTAAACTTCTCGTAGATGGTGGGATGGCGGCTAAAAGTCCTTTAACGCGTAAAAACTTCACACTCGACGATGTTCAGCCGTTTTAAATTATACGTTAAGATGCTTTCTACATACGGCACTATACATATCACTTCCTCCTATGAGTTCGAGTGTCCGATCTTCTACTTTACGTTGTGTGAATGGACCGGGTGTACCATTGTTACATACCATACACAAAGCCGAAAGCTTAGTGACCTCCGATGCAAGTGGAATGCAATCGATCAGTTCTCCAAACTTTCGTTGAAACGAATCACCATCCAGCCCCGCCAGAATTATAGTCTTATCCATCATCAAAACATTCTCTACAAACTTCTTCAAACGCGGAAAAAATTGTGCCTCATCTATGGCGATAATATCAGCTTCATCAAATTCGTCTGTGTATATGATGTCGAATAGGTCGTATACCTTACGACAGTTAAACTTTACATTATCATGCGTTTTGAGCACTTCATCTGGTGATCGCGTATCCTTTGCAGAATTTACGACGAGGATGTTTTTACCTATGACCTTAAGACGTTTCAGGCGACGAATCAGTTCGGATGTCTTCCCCGAAAACATATTCCCCATGATAATCGAAAGTCCCATCTCCGCTGATTATTATTATCTTGTATTTTTTATATGGGTAATATCCACAGGGCGGTCTTCAATGGGTATACCGGATATTACAACTCGGCCACAGGGCGTGTGAAGTTTAACGGTAAGGTATTCCCGAGTATTGAAGTCGCGGTTAAATATCTTGTCAAAAAGTAAGATGAGGAATAAGAGTCTCGTGTTTAGTTGGTGGCTATGGGCTTTATCCTTATCATACTATTTGGGTTTTAATCCTTATTCACCCCTGTTACCTTTATTATTAGCAGTTGTAGTTACTATGTACCTCGTATTTATTAAATTCCGAAGTGATTATCATTGGTCTAAGCAGATAGTCATAATTACACTGGAGGTCCTATTTGCATTTCTCAGTTATGTAAAAGATCCGAGTAGATCTCTTTTGCATGCGAATGATGCGATATTTAATTTTGTAGTATTATTGATTTATCTTGTGCATGTTCACTTGAACGGTACTGATTTGTTTACATTGTACTTCAAAACGTTTCCAGCTTCTCATCGTGGGGAGACTTTCGTAGAACATATGAAAAAGCTTATTGGACGACCCTGACATATACCGGTCTTTCCGGTCTAACAAGGAAGAGTCCCACCTGTAAAATGCGACGCGCGAGGTTCGATCCAACTATAATTATGCTATGCTCTAAATATTTCTTCGAATTTGGTCTATGATGATCTAGAACACTCTTCATAGATAAAATCCGGCCCAGGGATAGGTTGTTACATTCAGTAGTGTTAAACTCCATCATTACCTTTTCCTTCAGACTCCACGCGTTCGTGAAAAAATAGTTCAAATGTATAGGTTTTGTACTATCAGTTATCTTTAGACTGAACGTGTGCATCTTGTTCTATCTTTAGTTTTTTTAATCGGTCTAATTCACGCTTAAAATCGACCAACCCAAAAAGCGCTAAGGAACCCGTAAGAATGATCGTCCTGGTACCAATATCCATTGGTAGGGGTAGGAGTATTTTCTTTATGTAATGTAAGATGCCTCTCACCGATGCTCAGATTACCAGAAAGGTTGCAGAACTTCGTCGGACAAAGGGTAAACAGTACGCACCTCTCAAGTATTTCCGGGGTCTCAAGACTCTCGGTGAAGTCGAAACACGGTACACAAAGATGCTCAAGAAAGACTATAGACAGTTTAAGACAGATGAAGGTCAAAAAACGAAAACTTCTTCCTACACGCAAAAGTTTAGAAAACTGTATCCGGGAGTCAAATCCCTCCCTGAAATTGCTAAGGCTACTAAAATTCCTATAAGAACGCTGAGAACTATCTATAATCGAGGTCTCGCCGCGTGGAGAACCGGGCATCGTCCGGGAGCTTCTCCACAAGCGTGGGGGTACGCAAGGGTGCATAGTTTTGTAACTAAGGGGAAGACATATTACACGGCTGATGCCGATTTACGATAGGGCTTCTTCTATTTCATTTAGTAGTATCCGTTTTATTTTGTACATATTCACTTAAGTCTTTATGTATAACAAATTACCAACTTGAGAGTATCCTGATTAGTTAGTATCATCGACTCTGAGAAGAGCATCTCTCCGAACAGAGCCGTCGACAAGATGAGCTAGAGCGATTTCACTATACGCATACCCCAAACTCCTTTCAAGTTCATTTAATTCTGACTCCATCCTTGTCAGTTTACGTCGTATGTCATATCCCCAATAACTCGGAGTCCATTCATTTACAGGTACTTGAGTGGCGGCTGAATGATAAAGCCTTCGATATGTAGCAAGTCTTGGTAAAAGAGTGCGTATTTTTTTACGTATTTTTTCTCGTTCCCTGTCATAAACCCTGACATACGTATCTTCTGTCAGACTATACATTGGGAGAATTTTTTTCCAACCCTCATTTTCCATCTGCTGCGAAGTCAATTTGAGAGCATTCGGGTTTTGTGAACACACTTGATATTTCTTATTATCTTTTCCAGTATAGTATTCAATGTGTCGCAAACCAAATTGTCTTTCATAAGAATGTAAATACTCATGTTCTATGATAAGTGAGTCACGCGTTGATCTCATATCAGTCATAAAAGAAGCTCTTGCTGATAATATGGTGTGATCAGGACTACCCCTATGCCCACCCCAATAGGTTTTTTTATAGAATCTGGGGTTTGCAATGATAAGATCGTGGTAGTATGATTCCGGATCTAAGATGGCCGCCATTTTTATTTAAAGATATACTTCATTTCTTTAAATTATGACCAATAGAATCTCTTGGGACGAGTACTTCATGCAGACTGCCCAACTCGCATCTGTGCGGTCTCCGTGTGAACGTCTTAAAGTTGGATGCGTGCTCGCAAAAAACAACCGTCTTATTAGCATGGGCTACAATGGATTTCTAGGTGGGTGTGAACACAAGTCCATCGTGAGGGATGGCCACGAACAAGCGACGATACATGCGGAGATTAACGCCATCACAGATGCGGCGAAGAGAGGTGTCTCCATCGACGAAGCTGTAGCCTACATCACACACTATCCTTGTCTCAACTGCTACAAGGCTCTAGCGAGTAGTGGAATCAAGCACATCTACTACAAGACAAATTACCGTGATGATCCGGTTATTAGGGAATTGGGATATGAAATTTCTCTGACGAAGTTATAAGATGCCGTGTCCTATTTGTACAGGAGCTCTCATTTCCAAAGCTGCACAGGGTATAGCTGCGTTAGGAGCAGTTAAGCATGTCAGAGACCGTAAGAAACCCAAACCCAAGAAAAAATCTCTTCAAAAACAAACTTAAGTCAGGGTATGTTTCGATGTTTTGTAAGCACAATGACGTACCTTCTACCAAGGAGGACGGTTTACGCACGAGAGCTTAGTCTCCCTCAAAAACAAAGTGACGCATGGGCCTTCGTGTATAAGGTTCCGGTTAAACTCATATCGGTCTCACAAAATCCACAAAGGTTTAAGATCAACTCGTTCACCGCCTCAAACTGTCCCATCCTCACAAGTGAAGAATACACGAGGTACTTGGAACCCGCGATCGTCGAAGATGGCAAGATTTTTACGAGTGTGTATCCTATGGGATATATCACGGAAACCGACTTTGACGACAGACAAAACGTAAAAGACCTGATGAAACAACTGCGTAAACTTTCCAAAGATATCCCCGCCCTTGAGACGTTTCTCGCTATGCAACCTGCGAGTACTCAGGGAAATACTCGGATCGTAAATTTCGAAAAGATAAAATACTACGATGAGTGTGGAATTCCCGACACATGTAAATACCCGGACATGTACGGACACGACAGTTACATTTTCAATCGTGCACCTCATTACGCACCACCACATCCAATTCTCACACAAGAAGAGTGGCGAAACCACCACTGCTTTCCAAGACCACTAGGTGTTCGTCCAAAAGATCACGCCACGCCACGTCAGACGTACGATACGATTCTGGAACTGGTTACTCAACTGTATAATTGTAAAGGTATCGACAAGTCAAAATTCACGGGATTACCACTCGAAGACCGCGCTGTTCATAGATGCCGTTTCTGTGGCGAAGTCGTTGATATGTCTCGAGCTCGATCTATGCACGGAAGCGAGACGAACTATATGGAACTTTGTCACCGTAACCCTAATGGACGTTTTACACGTGATAACTTGTACCTGGGACATGGTGTATGTAATCGTATGCAGGGAGGGTGTACGGAAGAACAGATCGTTTCCAATGGGATTCGACTTATGAAACTGTTGGAGCGCGAGAAAGATTCGGAGTTGTTCAAGGCCGCGGAGACGCTCGCCAAACTTCTAGATTAAAGAATTGTGTAGTATTGTAATGAGAGATGTACAACCACAGGTTTATTGATGAGATCAATCAGGTTCTACATAATAGGGGTATAAACGTGGATGATCGATTACACGTTATAACCAAGGCTCTTCGAAAAGAAGAGGGTGCCGACCCGGAAGTTGTCGAAATTCTAAATAGAACGTCTTACGACGTTGCAGATACGTTTCAGCGAGTGTATATGCTTCTAGGATCGGAGAAGTTCCATAGAAATCTTGACCAGTTTTATACACCCATCACGATCGGTTCGTTTTTGGCTTCTATATGCCACCCGGATAAACAGGCGATAGACCCCGCGTGTGGCACGGGTGATCTGATTGTAGAGTATGATTCGGAATATATCGATCTATGGGATATCAGTCCTACAGTAACTGAACTCGCAACTTTTAATTTTGGCATTCGTGATCGGAAAGCTTTGTCTATACGGACGCATGACAGTATTCGTCTACACGATGACAGTAACGACAGTTATGATTACTGTTTTCTAAACCCTCCTTTTGGGTCTAAGACGATATTGACGGACGCGTCCGTGTTACAACATTACAAGATGGGTCGTGACAGAAAGAAGCAAGAACTGGGAATTCTTTTCATAGAACGATCCATGAACCTTTTACGTGAAAACGGCATTCTCTTTGCCATTGTTCCAAATGGCTACCTGGGCAACCAACAGTTGAAATATTTTAGGGAATACATACTCGACGAACATCGACTTTTGGGGGTACTCGAACTTCCGAGTAACACATTTTCTAGAAGTGGAACAGGTGTGAGTACATCTATACTCATGATCCAGAAAACAAAAACTCTTCCCGAGGATTATCCGGTATTTATTCGAGTCATTTCCAAGATAGGGTATGAGTTGCATAAGAAGAATACACCAATGGCCTTCACGGAGAATGGTGCGATCGATTCCGAACTTCCACATATCATGGATGAAATTAAGACGTGGGCGACGGATAATAAGGTACCAGGGTTGAGAACAGAAATTGAAGACACACCATATGATCATGTCATGAAAAGTGAACTCATCTCTAAAGATTACGCGTTCAACGTTCGGAGACATTATAAACGATACAAAAGTATTGAAACAAAACTACAAGACTGTAATCGCATAAAAGATCTGTGCGTCGATGCGAACTTTCTCTTTCGAAAGAATAACGAGTTGACGTATAAGTATTTGGACATTGGATCAGTACAGAAATGTATGTACGATTACGAAGTGTATACCGGAACAACGCTACCTTCGAGAGCGTCGAGAATTGTCAAGACGAATGATATTATCGTTTCAAAGTTACGGGGTAAACTCACATTCACCGTTATAATGGAAGATGATTTGATCGTGAGCAGTGGGTTTATAGTACTGAGAGCTTCGAGTCACGAAAATATGTTAAAGTTATTCGCAATGATGTTTACCGAAGAGTTTATGATTCAGCACCAAAGTTTTCAGACCGGAAGTATCATGGAAAGTGCATCCGACGCGGATATTTTAAACTTTTACGTTCCCGCCAATTTGGAAACGGAAAAATATGAGAAGGTCCTAGAGGCGATGCGAACTTTAAAGAGTGCACTCGTTTAAAGAAAGCGCGCCAAAATATCTTAGATATGATAGCTTTAGCTAACCCTGTCATCACGCCACGCTCCCGTCCAATCGGACGCAGACAAGTTGTACGCTCACGTCGACCCGTTCGGGTACAAGCTTCTATGATTCCACCGGATGCAATCGACTATGCACAGTTTCAGGTCGTCGCATGGGTACTTCCAATGACAATCGCCGGTCGTCTTATGAAAATGGAATACCCCGAAATTGCGTCCGGGCTCGTTCTAATGGCAGTGACCAAATCCATTCTTAACGCCGCCGGTATTATCCACTATTAAAGACTTGGCGGGAGAAAAAAGTAGATGTTATCACTCACACAAACGCACTTTATTCGACCAATGATTAAAACTCGCGCCAAAAAGGATGATTACGTGGAACCTGCCGAGGCTCCGGGTGAGGGTAAACGCCGCGTACCCGATATCGCTGATAAGAAACCCGAGGGGGTCTCTCTTCCTACGAAATATTCTATCAAGCAGAAAATCATGGAACTTTTTAAAATCAAGGAGATTGATTATAAAAAGTTCAACGAGGAAAATAAGTGGGCCATTAGGCCTAACAAGAAGAAGTAATTAACTTCCCATTTTGATCTAAACCCTTTATCTTGAGTTTACCATCCTTTACTAATTGGAGAATCTGTTCTCCTAACTTTTCATTATCCTCCCAGACCTGATCATTCTTAGGATCACCCGGGAGTTTCGGCATAAATGCCATGAACGCTTGCATCTTCTTTTCCATGGAGAGTTCTTTGTCTTGAAGGATTCGCTTGACGTGGTTGGGAATGTTATTTACGTTCATTGGATTTATATAAAGCAACTTCTTTAAACTCGTGTACAATATCGTCTTTCGAAAATAAGACTTAAGTTAAACCGATATAAAGCATATACACAATCTATACACAAACCATGATGCGCATCTCTTCTGTTACCGATTACATCCTCAAGCTCGAGAAGCTCAACCAGGAGTCCCGCGAGAAGATCGACTCTCTCAAGGAACTCTTTCTCAAGTCCGAGGAGGAAAAGGTCAAGGCTCTCCGCGAGCTTAACGAGCTGAAGCAAAAGCCTACCGTCAGTCATGTTACTCTCATTCCCGATGAGACTTGCCCCATCAATGAGGAGATCGCGAACCACCTCATGCTTATCTCTCTCAAGGAGTCCGACGTGTACAAGGCTCGCGCCTATAAGAATGCGGCTGAGATCATCGCCAAGCTCACCTACGAGGTGACCGATGGTATCTCCTGCGCCAAGCGCACCAAGGGCATCGGCCCCTCCATTGCCGCTAAGATTGACGAGTTCCTCGATAACTACTACAACTCCGAGGACGATTCCGACTACAACTCTGATGCGGAGTCCGTCGCGTCCAACGACACCGGGTCATTCTACTCTACCGACGACGAGGACGAGGAAGATGTCATCGATACGAACGAGTACATCGCCGATGAGTTTGTTATTCTTGCGTCTAAGCAGGGCGAAGATCCTTATCGCGCGCGTGCTTACACCAAGGCTGCCGACCTTATTCGCACCCTCGATTTTGAAATTACGTGTGGAGCGGACGTGTACGAAGGAGACAAGAAGCTTCCCGGAATCGGGAAGAGTATCGCGAAGAAGATCGACGAGATCCTTCACAAGAACTAAACCCATCTCGCCTTGGGTGAGGACTTTCGGTACTTCTTTCTTTTTGAAAGACGATGCAGTATATAAAAATAAAACATAGCGACGCCAACTGGTGGCGGCATTCCTTGTAATGAAATTATATTTTATAATTCCTCGTCAATCGTGAGATCGTTATATTCGACTTCCCTAGTTACATATGCATCAGAACTATCTTTAATCATCATGTCTCTTACCGTTTCATACAAAACAGATGTCAATGCGAATTTATACGCTAAAAAACCGACGAATGTAGCCCCGTAATCAAAATCAAAACTGAACGGTGCATTATTCCACATAGACTCGAAGATGGCCGTGGCCACTGGTATAAGAATCTGTGTTTGTATAGGAGAGTTCTCTAACTCGTCCACATATTTTGTCAAAGTTCCTAAGTATGCCAGTGAAGACGCAACACCTAGAGTCGCAGAGACTCCTTCCGCTGCACCCTGAGTGATGAAATAACTAGTCACTATAGCGGTACCATAACATGTTGTAGCGTTACGAAGTTTCGTTTTCAATTTATCGTAATCCGTCACTGGTTTAATTACAGGTTTGGAAGATGCTAATATGTAACTCATATGTTTTCGTTAAGGTTGTTATCTTTAGATACTTAAAAAAATGAAACTTATATATAACATGCCTGGATGCCCGAGTGGTCCAAGGGGGACGACTTAAGATCGTCTGGTGTTTCACCTCGTGGGTTCGAACCCCACTCCAGGCAACTCGTTTATACGACAAGTTAACTCTACATTAACTTATCATATAGATTGTCATTTTTAGGAGAAACGTACGATCCATTACTCCACCTATTATTATCTTTGTCAACCGATTTTATGTGATACAGCGCAAGTCTGGGATTATCCACTATAACTTTCATGCTCGTAAAGCCCTGAATCTTCTCGTGTAACGCGTTTCCGTACTTGATGACCCCGTTGTTCTTGAAAATTCTTCCGTTATAATCGGGCCAATTGACCCATCCAAGTTCGTTTACCTTGTCACCGAAATCATGCTCCTCGTACCATTTACGAGTAGCTCCTAAAACGATATTAATTCTGGGTATCATGAGAAAATCCGCCTCGGTGGATGTGATAATATCCTTTACGTTTTTTATCATTAGTTCTTGTGGCATCTCGTCCGGGTCTAACACGAAAATATAATCACCCGAACACTTGGAGATGTGATAGTTTCTATGGTCTGCAAAGTTCCCATCAAACGCGCGTTCACACGTTACTATATCTTCTTTGAAATGGTCAATGACAGATTTCACACTTTCGGTGGTATGTGCCGTATCTACTAGGACGTTGATATCATCTTCTTCGTCTATCACACCCTTTAAGAATGAAATGAGAGAATAAAGATCCCTCGATTCGTTGCAAACGGTGATGGCGTATGTGATCTTCATAGTGTATTAGAGGATACCTTCTTTAACTATCTATGATTCCTAAGATAGTCCACAAGGTGATCATAGTAGACGGAGGCAAGATGCCACAAATACCAGAAGGTATGAATAAGGCGATCGAAACGTGGTATCGTCTCAATCCAGAGTACAAAGTCAAACTATATTCCGGAGAATCTTGTGAGAATTACATCAAGCAACACTTTAACGACGATGTACTAAAGGCGTATCACAGCCTAAAGCCGTATTCGTATAAATGTGACTTGATGCGCCATCTCATCATGTATAACGAAGGTGGTTGGTATACAGATGCTCGAATGGAGTGCTATAAACCACTCGACGAGTTGGACGCTTTGAACAAAGAGTTTTACGTCTGTGTAGACACACCCCAGCAGCAGCTCTGTATGACAACGGGATTCATTGGGTCGGTTCCTAAGCATCCCATCTCTAAGAAGATGATCGACATCATCATATGGAACATAGGCAACAGGCATTACGGAATGGACTGTTTAGCTCCTACGGGTCCGGGTGCCTACATAAACGCGTGTATTGATCACGTGAGGAAGTTTCCGCATGCGTGTCTCATTGGGAAACACGTGATCGATAACGGTGAACAGTTTATAGATTTTGAACTTGGTCGCTTCGCAAAGGTTAAATATAACAACGCCAGGGGAGCTGATAATTCAGACCTGGCCGGTACGAACGACTACGGAGAAATGTGGAGAAATTGGGACATATACACAGACGTGTAGTTTTTTCTCAACATACAGTAAAGATGAATTTTTCTCAAGATATGGGTTTACCCGCCCTTTTCGGTATTATTCTACTCGCCGTGGTCACATTTTTTGTGAACTTCGTGGGTATTCGTCACTACAACGAGTGTGAGGCTGTGCGCGGCGTCGAGAAATTCGAGAACCGCAAGGTGTACCTCAGCCAGCTCGTGACTATCGTGGTCACCGCCGCGGCGACCCTCGGTCTTCGTAAGTTCGTGTCCACTCCGGGAGCCTCTGCGGCCGGTCCCATGATGATCATCGGTGGTGTTCTTTTATTGATTTCCGGTGTGTTCGTGTATCAACTCCTTAACGCTGACAAGGAGGCGTGCAAGCCCAAGGATTCCGAAGTTAACTACTCGATTACAGGTATGACGTTCGCGAGCCTTATCATCCTGATAGGTCTCGGCGCTACGTACATGGCGTTTGCTCCCAGGGGCGGTGGTGTCACTGTCACACCTACCAACATGGCGCTCTCAGAAATGTAAAAATTTCAATTAACTAAGTATGGAACTACATGAAGCTACGTATATAGTGTGTATGCTTATAGTTCATGTAGTACGAAACGTTGGGAAACTCTCGTTGGAAGAAAAACTTAATATCCTTCAGTACGCATTCTCCCTTCTGCGCTCTCTCGATTTAAGTACGTGTAAGATATACAGTTGCACGAATAAACCGAGAATCGAATACACAACTGAATAATTAGCCCCTATTCTGTATTGGTACATTGTCCAAAGTATACTGGCAATTATACCCGAATACAAAAGAGGATACGTATTCACATCAACTTTCTCCTGTTTCACAGTAGATAATCTAAACATCATCTGTGCAACGCCTATAGAAATCGCACTTGTGGCAATGAGACCGTCGGCGCTTACCATTTATATAGTTAAAGATTTTAATGTAGGTTTATACAAATGGAAAACATTTTGAAGTCGTACGCTACCAAGGGCAAGGATAACGAAATGATAGTAAACAAGATCACCCGTCTTGTAAACAAGTATAAGAAGACCGGTATCAACAAGGAGAACATATGTGGACTCGTCTCTACTCTCATGATTGATGTTAAGGATATGAAGGGACTCACCGGACCCGAGAAGAAGGATCTCGTCATTGACCTTATCTACTCCGTCATCGAGCAGATCGAAGCGGGTGAAGAAGACTCAGAACTTGAAACTGTTTTGAAGACCATGGTACCTCCCATGATCGATAGCTTCTCGGTCATGCTAAAGGTAAATAAGGCTTGTGCTTGTATTAAGTTTAAATGAAGTTCCCGAACCTCGAAACTATGGTAGCATATGGAATATACACCATCCGTGATCTCGTATTGTATTCGCATAATAAACTCAAAAAGCGACACATCGTACCTCTGAACGAGTGTAAATGTTGTTCCTTCGTGTATGCGGGCGACACATGTCTAAATTGTTCCACTACTAATTCTTTGGTTTAATAACCAATCCTAAGACAGTTTCTAAATTGTTTTGATCTCTCTTAAGCGGCTTTGCACGTTTAAGGCGTAACGGTTCATTTGTTCCCGTGGCGCCTTTTATTTCGTACATCTTATTCGTCGTATTTGTAACAGGTACATTATTATCTATTTCCGACTCTTGAATCACTTCTGTATTGGGATTTGTATCAAGGTCTGCGTTTTCCCTAAACTTCTCTATCGTCAGGTCACCACCGAATTCTATGAGTCTCTGTCTTTTGGGTGCAGGTTTAATGCGACCAATTTTACCGTACAAAGATTTCCGCAGCATCACGATATTACCGCATATAATACTCCCCTTGCTCAGGCCGTATGTTTCGATGGCGTACGTTTTCATACAACTCCAAGAACAAAACCTACCGGAAACTATAAATTTGTTTCGTCTTTCGTCGTGTTTAGTTGGTAATGCCAATGGGTCACTTTCAAAATCGTGACAGCACCACCAGCACCAAGACATGATTAGTATCAGTGAAGAATCTTTAAGTATTATTTTTTTATAGGGCTATATCAAAGAGAGGAAATGGGACCTGCTCGTATTGGGATATTTCTAATAATAATCATAGTTCTCATTCTCCTCGCACAAAGTGTGAGAAATAGAACCGTTTTGAAATATGACCCCTCTACGAGACAGGTTGTACAGGTACCTAAATCCGAATTAGGTAATTCGGTCGAAGTATTACGCCCCGCTTCTGACATTGTTGTCGAAACACCGGAAGAGGTAGAAGAACGTTTTGAGAATACGCTCACCGAAAATTTGGATGAAGAAGCTGTCGACGCGGTTAAAGATGAACTTAAGAAAAACGTCGAAGAAGCGTGTGCATTCCCGGTTCACCCCGAATTGGGATGTTATGGAGATTATGAAGATGATCCGGATAGACCCGGATGTTGCAAACTGAAGCCGGGAGTTAAACCCGGTTTGAATGAAAAGGTGGAATTAGCTAAAGAAGTCAGCCAGGAAATCGCCACAGGTATTATTCTTGGCGAACTCATCGAACAGGGTTTGAAAAAGGCGACCGGAGAAACGGCTGAAAAGGCGGCTACCAAGGCTGCACAAGAAGCGACCGAAAAGGCGGCTGCTAAGGCTACACAAGAAGCCGCAGAAAAGGGAGTTGCGAAAGCTAGTCAAGAAGCGGCCGAAAAGGCGGCTGCCAAGGTTGGCCAGGAAGCTGCCGAAAAGGTGGGTGCTAAGGCTGGTCAAGAAATCGCCGAGAAGACGGCTGCCAAGATTGGTCAGGAAGCTGCCGAAAAAGTGGGTGCTAAGGCTGCCGCTGCGGGTGCTAAAGCTGGTGCCAAGAGTGGTGCTAAGGCTGCCGCATCAGCCGTATCAGCTGGTGCTAAGATGGCGGCTGCGGGTGCTAAAGCCGGCGCTAAAGCAGGTGCTAAGATGGCAGCGGCGGGTGGAAAGTTTGCGGCGAATGCCGCCATGAAAGCTTCAGGGGGTCCTGTTGGCGCAGTGTTAATTTTGTTCGATATCGTGTCTATAACTATTGATCTGATCGACGTTGATGGATATAACAGTTACACATCGCAGGGTATGATAGAGCAGGGTAAACGTGCGATTGACCATGGGGAGTATCAAGCTATGGGTAATACCGCCGCTGTTGATTATCCCCGACTTTTCCCTCTGTACGAGTTCTGTCCGGATGAATATGCATTGGCGCTTGAACTAGTGTATATGCAAATGTTCGAACAGTATACACAAGTTGAGATTCCTTTAGATCCTGTCGTAGGCCCCATTTGGGATAAATATATCCAAGATATCATAGCATCGGGGGAAAATGGTACGCCGGAACCCGACTTTCCCATTGAAATTGAACAATTCTCCGTAGACACCGTGGCTAAGTATCACAAAGAGCGCGACGTTTTCCTCTTTGAAAATCTTGGTTTATTCCTCGAACCCGAACGGTTCGCGATGCTCGAACTCGTCGAGTGGGCGAGTTCTCCTAATCGCGAGGGTATCACATTAACGCGTGATGGTGCATCCCAATGGAATACAGCGTCTCGTGATACATGGCTCGAGAAGAACGATTTCTTCAAGCCACCTCCACTCGAACTCGAGTATGTTAACCCCACGGCGGGTGTGTACACAGATCGTGTGTTTATCACCGATCGGACGAACCCCGGAGATGAGGACAACCCGAATACGATCGAGGTTCCATTTTCCGAATTACGCACACAACACCCCGAAGGTGAACTCGTTTTCCCTGACTACCCCGCGGGTGCGAAGATGGTTATCGCCGCTGATTACGGCGGTTTAGTTTCGTTCTGTACGAAACGTCGTCAACTTTCGGGACTCTCTAATGCCGTAGATCCTACACAATTGGGCGTGACGTTCGACATGGATCGGGGTGTCTGCAACTTTACGAGGGAATACTGTCGTCGATACGGTATGGAGTTTAGGAATAATGACTGTTACACGAGTGATGCACAAAAGGTATTCGAACTTATTTTGGGTACGACCATTACACGCGCATACAAGGAGGAGTATCTGAGTGCAGTCGATGACTTAACATCCGGGGATCCCCTTAAAATGGCACAGGCTGCATTATTATTGAACCCTGTTACTGGTGTAGGGTTGATGACAGCTAAATTAGTCGGAGATGTGGTCTTGAAGGAAATCTTCGAGACGAAGGCGAAAACCTCGAGACCCGCGAACGTCCGCGATTGTAGTAATTTCGGTGCGGGACTTCGTGATGATGGTACGAGTTGTTGGCAAGATACCATACCAAAAAGATCGTCTATGGCAGAGAAAAAGCCTTGTTCCGACTGGCATGATAAACACGGTAAGCATTTACGTGACGACGGTACAAGCTGTTGGAAGGATACAATTCCGATTAAATCCGCTCCCACACTTAAGAAGTCGTGTGATGAATGGTCTCATAAGCACGGACGAGGATTACGTGACGATGGTACGAGCTGTTGGCGTGATACTCTCACTAAAAGGTCGTCCATGGCTAAGAAGAAGCCATGCACTGATTGGGCTGAAAAGCATGGTAAGGGGTTACGCGATGATGGTACGAGCTGCTGGCGTGATACAGAGACTAAGAAGTCTCGCCCAGCTAAGAAATATTCGTGTGATGGTCCTAAATCCGATGAGTACCCCGAAGGTGAATGGAAGGCTATGTATGGAAATTTGCGCGATGATGGTACGAGTTGCTGGTCCGATACGTACGCGAAGAGATCGTCCATAGCAGAGAAGTTAAGCTGTAAGGATCCGAGACTCGGAGATGGTACTAACCCCCCATACGGAGGACGTCTGCGGGACGACGGCACGAGCTGCTGGCTCGATACGTACGCGAAGAGATCGTCCATAGCGAAAAAGAAGGACTGTAAGGATATGGGATACGGTGGTCAACTTCAAGATGATGGTACCAGTTGTTGGTTACATGCCTATGGACGTGGTGTCGGTGTGCTCCCGGGATGCGCCGCCGATGAAGAGAAGGATGGTGCTCTTTGTTATCCGAAATGTAAGGAGGGGTACAATGGCGTCGGACCTGTGTGTTGGCAAAAAGATTGCCCCTCCGATAAACCTATTAAACGCGGTCTCATATGTTATGAGGATTGTAGGAACAAGGGTGGTAATTGGTTTAACGGCTCACTCCTCGAGTGTGCGGCATGTAACAACGAGTGGAAATCCGATGGCTTATTAGGATGTAAGCGAGATTCTCCCTGGGCATGGAAAGGTGCCTGGCCGTATCGCGCGACGCGTAAACAGAAAGGGTTTGATAGTTATGGTAGAGGTGTCGGAAAACCTTTACGCGTGTGCTCGGGTGACAAATCTGATAAGGATGCTGGTTTGTGTTACAAGCCGTGTAAAGAGGGGTTCAAGGGTGTTGGTCCTATGTGCCACCCCGAATCAGGCGCCGGTATCAAGAAAACGCTCATGCAGCGTCAATATTGTGGTCCCAGTTCGATGAACCCCGAAAACAACCGTAAACTCATTGCGGGAGTTTGCTGGGATGAATGTAGAAAAGACCCCGCGGGAGATGACAAAGACATAGGCGCCCTTTGTGAACCTCATGGTGGTCCCGGTATCAAGAAGACACTCATGCAGCGTCAGTATTGCGGACCCAGTTCATACCAGCCCAGACGTTGCTCAGTGATTTATGATAAGAATGTTAACGCCACAGTTGCAGAGATACGCGCACGTGGTAATAACGACCTCGCCAACCGAGTGGAGGCGAACGGTCTCGAGGACCCCGCTCTCGTAAAGGAGGTCGAGGGTGTGTTAGATTGCCCCAAGAGAAGAAAGCTCATCGCGGGCGTCTGTTGGGATACGTGCAAGGAAGGTGATAAGGACATCGGCGCTCTCTGCGAACCCAGCCACGGCATCGGTATTAAGAAGACGTTATTCGATAGGTATTACTGTGGTAGTGGCGATACGGCCGAAGCGGGTCAATCACACAAGTCCAACGAACGCAGTGATCAAAACGAGGTTGCTGGTGTGTGTTGGGACAAATGCTCCAAATTCAAAAACGAGAATGGAGTTAATTACACTGATATCGGCGCTCTTTGCCACCCCGAGGGTGGTCCGGGTATTAAGGTACCCGCGTGGGATCGTGATCACTGCGGACCCAGTTCGTTCCAACCACCTCTTTGCAAGGCGTACGAGGCGAAGGAGTGGTCGACAATCTCATCAGCACTGCGTGACAAGGGTGAGACGGCGCTCAGTGATAAGGCGGCGACCGGTGTCGTGTCCGACGCGGAATTTAAGCGTATAGGTGAAATCTTGAACTGTCCCAAGAAGAGAGAGCTCATCGCGGGCGTTTGTTGGGATCGATGCCCCCAAGAAGACGTGTACGGTGTGAAGTTTACTGATATCGGCGCTCTTTGCCATCCTGAGGGTGGCCCGGGTATTAAGGTTACCGTGAACGATCGTGAATATTGTGGTCCCATGGCGAACCAACCTACACGGTGTGAAGAACTCCAGTCTATGGACGTGGAGCGCATTACAAAGATGCTTGATGAACGTGGTAAAACGGATTTGGCGAACCGTATTCGTACGAAGGCGTCCGAGACAACCGAACCCGTCGACCAATGGATCACGAGGGTTCCCGGTCTTGATGATCAGGGTAATCCTCTCAAGTCTCTCTACCAAGAGGCGGAGGAGGCGAGCGATTGTCCCGTGAAGAGAAAGCGTATTTTGGGTGTGTGTTGGGATAGATGCCCTAATGATTACACGGCTATGGGCGCTATTTGCGAACCTCCGGGTGGGCCTAGGATCGTTGTTCCCCAATGGGATCGCGACTACTGTGGACCCAGTTCGTTCCAACCCAGTCGTTGTGCGGTGATTTACGCGAAGGATGTTACAGCTACAGTCGCAGAGATACGCACACGTGGTAACAATGACCTCGCTAACCGTGTGGAGGCGAACGGTCTCGAGGACCCTGCTCTCGTCAAGGAAGTTGAAGGTGTGTTGGATTGCCCTAAGAGAAGAAAGCTCATCGCCGGTGTCTGTTGGGATGAGTGTCCCAGTGAAGTCATTCCCGCCAATGCGGATGAAGTTGTGCAACTCCGGGATGCGTTCACGCAGGCGCAAACGAATTATGAAAATAAACGTGAGGAAGTCAACCAGGCGTACACCAAGTACGAAGAAGAATACCTGGGTGGCATTGAAACGTGGGAAGAATCTAAGGCTGACTACGAACGGTTACAAGAAGAAGAGAAGGTCATGATCGAACTCATGAAGGAAGCCGAGGAGAAATGGATTCCCGCTAAGAAGGAGTACACGAGAAACCGACGTACAGGATACAAAGATCTCGGTGCCTTGTGCGAACCCCTTGGGTACACGGATGCAGTCACCGGTAACAAGGTCAATAAGGGACCGAGTGTGGTTGCTGATTTATTCAGGAGATATGAGTGTCCCGATGGCTGGCAGAATGTCGCGGGTGTCTGTTGGGAACCGTGTCCGGAAGGATACCGCGACGACGGTGCCCTCTGCAACAAGAATGCTACCAAGGAGGAAGGTATGAACACAGAGAAGTTACTTGGATTATAAATAAAATGTATGTCAATAATAAACTATGTCGTCCGCTCTAGCGAAAAGTTTTGCCAAAGGTGGTGGAGCGGCGGCGAGTGCCGGAGCTGCCGCCGCGAAAGCCACTAAGGGTGCCAAAGCCGTTTCCAAGTCTAGTGCTAAAGCTGGTGCTGCAAATGCTGCTAAAAATTTAGCTAAGCAATCCAGTTCACTTTCCAGTACAGTTAAATCTGCGAGTAAGGGTGGCGACGCCGCGAAAGTTGGTAAAAATGTCGATAACGTGGCAGGTGCCGGTGGCGACGCCGCGAAAGCTGGTAAAAATCTCGATAACGCGGCAGATGCCGGTGGCGACGCCGCGAAAGCTGGCAAGAAGGCCGATGACCTCGAGGTAAATGTGAATATCAATTCTGGTAAGAATGCTAAGAAGGGTATGAACGCGACGACGGTGGCCAAGTACACAGCGGCCGGTGGTCTCGCGTACTACGTTTCCGAACAGATTGGGGCTGCGAATAAAAAGGTTGGTGATTGTATCGAAAACTGCCTTCCTGATAACTGGGCCTCTTACGAGTATGAAGAGATCGAGAAGGATCAATTAAATTTCAAGTCTCTCGAGGATTTACAAGCGGAAGATCCAGAATATGACGAACCCATATGCTCGGCGAAGATTAATGACGGAGAGCAAGGTCCGTGTCCTACATACTGTTCGAAGACTTGTAACGACAAGTACGATAAAGGTGTTTTAGATGCACTCGGACCGGCGGGTGATGTGATCAAAGAGACGACGGGTGCCGCGGGTGACATCATGGAACAAACGTTAGATGATTTAGGCCTTAACCCTTTTGGCCCGGGTGGCTTATTTGAAGGAATGAAAGAAACTGTTACTAGAGCCATATTCATTATATTATGTATTTGCTGTCTGTCTATCTTATTAAAATTACTCGGCGTCTTTTGAATGAACTTAAAGCCTAATTTTCTTTATATTAGAGAATGATACTTAGTATAGATGTCGGGATCCGAAATTTAGCCATGTGTCAATTCGACGATACGTCAAACCTCGTAGTACAGTGGGACGTATCGGGAATACCACCAGAACACAAAGACGGTGTGTACGTTTCTTTAAGAAACCATTTGGACGAGAGACCTTGGGTTCTCACGTGTGATACGATTCTTATCGAAAAACAACCGGATCGCAATAAAAAGATGAAGATGGTCGAACACTTTTTACACGCCTATTTCGTAATTAAAGCACCTCATGCGGATACTATCGTGTATGATGCACGTTTTAAGATCCCGGATGTATGCGGAGCCGGTAAAGCACAATACCTAAAACGTAAAAAGGTATCGATCGAAAGGTGTAGAAAGTTTCTAGAAACGGGTACCGTAAACACTCATTGGTTACCTATATTCGACAAATCAAAGAAGAAGGATGATTTGGCGGATACGGTCATGCAAGCTATCAGTTACACGAAGCGGGTCGAACCTTTACCCAAAACTAAGAAAGCTGCGAATAAAAAGGTCGTGCCACGTAAGCCAAATGAGAACCAAAAGCGAACCAAATATTCCAAATCCAATCTTGCATGGATTTACAAGAACAAACCCGAGTGTGAATGTCTAGAGAATAATAAAAGGTTCATGAAAGATCTCAAAAGATATTATAAGTCGATAGAGGATTTAGTCTCGGAATTATGAGTAGTCCCTCTTTTAAATAATTGTCGTATATATTCTTCGGGGTGTTTGGGCCATAATTGGTGACATCCGACAGGTACACCGTCATATCTAAAATCCTGTACCCCAAACTCAGACGCTTCTTCTACGGACGGTCTAGATAGATCAGATATAGCGAAGTAAACATCATCTGGTTCTCCCGTATGTTTTTTACTTTTACAGAGACGTTTCGTACTTTCGACATTTCTTAAGTAGAATCCACCACATAATAAAGTGTATTTACGACCAGGGAAATCGTTAAACTTGTCAGCTCTGAACAGGTGCCAACCAGATTTGCATCGATCACAATCACACCCCACGCGACAAATATTAAACAAACGACCGTCCTGCCAAAGAGCGTAGTAATGACCACACGGTCCACCGACAATATCATACTTGAAGAATTTTTCGGGTATACGTTTGAAAATGTACGAGTCCCATGTGTTAGTTAATACGTGGTCAAATTCTGAGAAGCGGTCCCAGAATTCATAACTCGTAATGAGTGTGTCGTACGCTTTTACAGACTCGTTTTTCTCCATCGCTTGAATGTATCTGACATTTTTCCAATCTTTAGTAGTTTCCATGATGATATCCTTATTGTCCCCACTATGTACAATGACTAAACATGTATCACCACCACCGTACACGTTTGCAATGTTCCATATGTTATATTTAAGAATGTCCATGTACCTAAACTCTACGAACAACATGCATAGTTTAGAATGCTCCGCCCATACGGTATTTTCGAGTTTTGGTGGTTTGGTAATCTCGTACACCATTTCCCTGTATTGGTCCGCGTTCATTTGAAAAAATACGAATCTATTCTTTAAGAATAAATAGCGTGATAATTCTTGAGCGCCTGTTCCAAATTCCAACCCGCATCAATTCTACTCGCTTCATTAATATTGACACAGTGTTTAGTTTTTAACTCATCTGGGGTGATGTGACGCATCTCCCAAAACATTTCGCATATAAATTCTCCTACATGTTTTGTGTTAATCGTCGTACCGTTCATAACAGGTACGTAATCCCGTATGATGTCATGGGGATATTCCTTGGATGCAAATATGTTCGTGTATAGGTAATCGTCGCGCATCTCGGTTATGGGTATAAGTCCACCCGGCAAAATATAGAAAAAGTGCCAGCCTTCGAGACGTTTGAACATATCTTTTATATCCAATGAATGTAGTCTGTAAAAATTGTCATATTCGAATTGAACCATATCCACTGTGATATTTCCGAGACCATCTAAAACACCGAAATCATGTCCGTCTGTGTCAATTTTGAGAAAATTGATATGCTTGATGCCACGAGCATCGCAATACTTTTGAAGCGAGTGTTCATCGGCGTCTACGACAGTTTTATTTACGTGTATATTGGGTTTATCGTAATCAACGGGTTCCTTATACATGACGTAGGTGGTATCATTCTTAAACGCTTCTCCGGAAGGTTTAAACGCCGGATCGAATAAATGAAGTGACATCGAGTCGTCAATGTCTTTTGGAAATTGTGATCCGGTAGCCCCCACGTCAAAAATGACAGCACCGGGCGTGTTTTTAGTGATAGATTGTAAGAGTGGTAACTCGCCGTTGACCTTTTGATTACAGCAAATACGAAGCGAAAAGTAGGGTACCGAAAATTTCTTGGTGTCGTCTTGAATCTGAATCCATGTATCCAGCGAGGGTTCCATATGTGTGCATATGGAGATCTTTGTTTTAACCTGTTAAAGAAGTGAAGCTATAATAAAATATAATGGAAATCAAGGTACTCGATCATGGCTTTGTCAGGCTTGTTGACCATATGCCCAGGGAAAATCTCGATAGTTCGATCGTACAAGCCGCTCGGGTATCGTACGGTGACGGAACGAAGACTTCTAGAGGTGATACTGGGCTTTTACGGTATCTGATGCGCCATTGGCACACGACCCCTTTTGAAATGGTCGAATTCAAGTTTCATATCAAGATGCCCATTTACATCGCTCGTCAACACCTTCGTCATAGGACGGCGAGTGTGAACGAGATGTCCGCGAGATATTCAATCGTTCCCAAAGAGTATTACGAACCTTCGGAACTTAGGGGGCAGTCCCAGGTCAATCACCAGGGATCGGAGGGTGTGGTGAACATTGATCAAAATGAGACGCATGTTCACTTGGAGAAGTCGTTCGACATTTACGAAAAGCTTCTCGAGGATGGGTGCTGCCGGGAGCAGGCCAGGGGGAATCTTCCCCAATCTACCTATACCGAATTTTACTGGAAGATCAACCTTCATAATCTCATGCATTACCTTCACCTTCGGATGGATTCTCACGCACAGAAGGAGATCCAAGATTACGCACGGGCTATTTATGATCTCATCGAGCCTCTCGTTCCTATCACTATGCGAGCGTTCAAAGATTTCAGAGTGGATGCCATTCAGCTCACGGGTCCAGAAATTAGGGCTCTCAAATACGGGGAGATCATTAAATCTCCGGGGGAACGTAGGGAATACGAGGAGAAATTGGAAGCGCTAGGACTTAAAGATAAAAATCTCCATGTAGAATAAGCAAGTTACCATGTTCGCTTTAATGTCTTCCCCTACTATCATGATGTCTACACAGCAGCGTTTTAAGAAGTTCGGCAAGGAAACCAGGGAGCGTCGCAAGAGTGAGCTCGACAAGATTGGTGACGCGTTCAAGGGCATCGCTGAGGATGAAAAGAAACGAGCCAAGAAGCTTTTCGAGGAACACAAGGCTTTTTTTACAACAGAGGAATCTACTTCCACCACTCCCACTAAGATCGACTTTTACGAACAGTAAATACGATCACAGCCAATAAAAATACAACACATTCATTCATATAGCCATGTTCAATCATACTCGTGGCAAAAATGGTCGATAACACCGTATATTGAGCATTTTTGACTTCCCGTCTCGTCTTCTCCATAGATCTTTTCATCGTCGTTCTTGATTTTTCTAAATTAAGAACTGCCGAGTTAATCTCTCGAATCCTTCCGGGCATTTCTGCAGCCGTCGTCAACATTTTCCTTACGTCTATCGCCTCTTCGACGGTTTCTTGTAACATGGGTTCCAGGTAATCATAATACGTAAACATGGGATCAAGTGCAACGCAGGTACCTTCTATGGTAGAGAAAGTCTTTGCCAAATATACAAACGACGTGGGTATTATAAACGGCTTTTTTTGTGCGAGAGAGATGAGTATATCATCATTTAAAATATCGTCTTTCACACTTTTGCCGTCGAGCGTTTCAAGATAATTGAGTGCAGTCTTGAAAAAAAGTTCGATGTCACTCAAGTCTGTCGTCGTGGGTGTGATGACCCCTAACTTTATGAGAATCTCGACGATTCCCTTTGTATTTCGGTCTATTATACAGATAAAAAGGTCTTTAAATCCTTCTGTAAGCTCCTTTGACAGGGGTATCACCAAACCAAAATCGTAAAATACAAGCTTTCCATCTTCGGTAAAACCAAGGTTTCCCGGATGGGGGTCTGCATGAAAAAACCCTTTATCCATGGTTTGAACAAGATACGAGTTTATGAGAGCTTCACAGATCTTCTTCTTGTTCACTCTCGGGTCTGGTATCTCTGTCAGTTTCGTAGAATACACGTATTCCATCACGATCATATCCTCTGTACACAAATGCTTATATACACCCGGTACCTTGATCCAGTCTATTTCTCTCATGGCACGCTTGAACATTATAGCATCTCTTGTCTCACGCTCGTAATCTGTTTCGGCGAGTAAATATTCCACAGATTCTGCGAGAACGTAGTTCGTACTTGTACCGGTATCAACACCAATCTTCTCGAGAAAATCGACAATTCTCATTATAGTATCCGTATCTTCCTTCATCATCTCGTATATCCCAGGTCTCTTTACTTTTACAACAACGTCCGTTCCGTCATGGAGCGTAGCCTTGTGCACTTGGCCGATGCTCGCCGATTTATATGGTACAGAGTCGAACGACTCAAAATGTGACGTATCTATACAAGACATTACATCGTTTATCGGTGGTACATCATCTTGCAATGTCTCGAGCTGCTGAATGAATTCCGGTGGATACAAATCGGCGCGTGCGGATGCAATTTGTCCCAGTTTTATAAATGTGGGTCCGAGGTCAACGAGTCGATCCCTCGTCCACCGCCCCAATTCGGCTTGATCTTTTGTTACATTTTTTCGAATAAGAAACTCGGATGCAAACCTCCACGTTTTATATTTACGCGTGGTATGTTTCACCTTTTGTGGCAAAATGTTCAGCGAACATAGAGCCATCTTATTACATGCAGATATATTTATCTCTCTAACTGTTATTTTTTTCTCAAGATATTTTATATGGACTCTGAAAAGAAAGAAGAATGTTACAATGTTAAACCAGTCGTGAATTGGAAATGTATATGGTTTACGTTAGCTTTAGCAGGTGGTTATTGGTTCTTGCCGAAGAAGAATAAATGGATTCTGTTAGCACTCTTGTACTTCCCGTACATTGTGTTAGCGTTTTATGATCATCATTACGACTGTAAAAGGAACATGGGACCCACGTACCTCGCCATGTTTTACCATTGGGCGAAACCACAAGACTCGAAACAAATCAAGGATTACAAAAATTGGTGCCCGGACATAAAGTCCAAAGTCTTGACATTGGATTTAATTATTTTATTTATAGGCATCGCAGTGTTTCCATATTTCCTTCGCTGGAATCCAAAATAATTTTTTTCGATGTAAGTAAAATAAAGAAAATTTCACACTATTGTGTATGCCTAGATCAAATATTACTCTCACAAGAATAAAATGTAAATGTTCCATACATACACCTATGTTTGACTTCAATGACAAGAAGTACATGCGGGTTACCATACCCAATGAAATTGCGTTCAAAGTACGTTCGGTGCAATCGCGTGTTATGCTTCACGGGCCAAATGTCGATAACCCACTCGAAGGGAATGTTCTCACAGTGAAAATTCCTTTCAGATATCGCCGTGTCATGTGTTCTTACGAAGGTGCCCCTGTGCAGTCTCTCAAAAGAGCTGACGAGGTAGAGATTGTCTCAGATTTCATGGGAGGTTGGAACGTGGGTAACCATAGTGGATATACGTGGAAGTTGAGTAGTATAAAGCTTCTAGACCCATTTATCGTATGAAACTTACGCGATCTGGGTGTGTAGTTCCGGATACTCCGGAAATAAAAAAAGAACTCACGGTTCGCCCGATCGTTAATGCAGATTTTGGTGTAGCACCTCCATCGTTTAAGGTGTTCAGAAAGGCAAAATCTGGATTATGCGTACCGAGATATTATGCCGAAGAAAAATTTGGGAAAGTGACTGAAGATATCCGTCCCAAACCTGAAAAAATTAAAATATCTTTCAAAGGAAAACTAAGAGATGAAACGCACCAAAATGAAGCACTTTCTAAAGCTATTGAAGCTGGTCATGGAATCTTATCGTTACCATGCGGATTCGGTAAGACGACAGTATCCCTGGCCATAGCATGTAAGCTTGGATATCGAACGATGATTGTCGTACACAAAGAATTTTTGGCGAACCAATGGAAAGAGCGCATTCAACAGTTTTGTCCGGGTGCATCCATAGGCATCGTTCAACAAAATAAGAAAGAGATTAACTGCGATTTCGTGATTGCCATGCTTCAATCACTCTCTTTGAAAGAGTATTCGTTCGAAGATTTTGATAGTATAGGCACACTCATCGTCGACGAAGCGCATCATATATGCGCAAAGGTATTCAGTCAAAGTCTGTTCAAACTATGCCCTAAACATGCGTTCGGATTGTCTGCTACACCGAATAGAAAGGATGGACTTACGAAAGTTCTACATTGGTTCATGGGCCCTACGTTTTTTTCGGTAGAGCGCAAAAACCAGGATCAGGTCGATATGTTTCCACTCGTATACACGTGCCCACGTTTCGAGGATCCTCCACCGTGTACGCGCTTTGGTAAATTATCGCTTCCTACCATGATCACGGAACTTACAGAGATGCCGGATAGGAATAGACTCATTTTACAAACAATCAAAGATCTCGCGAAAACGACGCGACAAATCCTCGTTCTCAGTGACCGTAGGTTTCATTGCGAGTTTCTACATCAACGGTTTAAGACGACCTCCGGTCTCTACATGGGAGGTATGAAAGAAGAGGACCTCACGGAATCGAGTAAAAAACAGATCATTTTCGCTACGTTCAGTCAGGCGCACGAGGGTTTGGATATTCCCACTCTCGATACGGTGATTCTCGCGACACCCAAATCAGATATTGTACAGAGTATAGGACGCATCATGCGCGAAACGAAGGGTAAAAAGAACAATCCCCAGATCTACGACGTGGTAGATCAATGGTCCGTCTTCTTTGCCATGTATAACAAACGTCTACGTGTATACAGGCAGGGTGGATTCAATATACCCGATCAACCAAAAGAAGAAACGAATGACTTTCTCCCCGGAAAATGTCTCATACAACTATAAGAATGACACGTTGTTCAGTCGGACGTGCCACACAAAAGTACACGTCTAGTGCGGGTGGGTCATTAACTCTCCAGGATGTTTTGGAAAATGGAAACGTGGCGACGATAGGAATTCAAACGTTGAACCCTATTATTTCCAATACACTCACATTAACAGGGGTGTCTAAGGGTGACATTCTTTATGCACCCCAAGATGGCGTTATTCAAACGCTCAGTATAGGACCTACGAATAACGTATTGACGGTAACGAATCAAACTTCGGGCACGCTATCGTGGGAACCTCCACAAGGTGCGGGTGGTGCAGCGGATAATCTCGAGAATACGACACTTGCAGGTGCATTTACGAATCAGACCGTCTTATTTCAGAATTCTACGACGGGTTTCGTCGTTTCATCAAACGCGTTAGTGACCGGTAACGTGACTGCCGATCATTTCATAGGCGATGGATCGAATCTCACAGGTATATCAGCGATTTCGAACGTCGTGCAGCTTCAAAATGATATGACTTCGAACGCCAGCCGGATTTCAGACCTAGAAGATGCAAATGTGGTTCAAGAGACGCTAATAAATACGGTTACTACTACAGCTCAAAATAATTCGAATAGGTTATCTACACTCGAAGGAAAAAAAATAATTACCGATACGGCGTCGTTAAACGCTATACAGACAGGAGATCTTCTTTATGCACCTACTACCAATACACTTCAGAGACTTCCTATCGGTTCAGCTGGAACAATATTAACGGTAGATAATACTGGTATTCCATCCTGGCAGGTACCCGCTGGGGGTACTTTGTGGAATGATGATGCAGGTAAGATATATTACACAGGTGGTCCAGTGGGAATAGGAAATACAGAACCACTGACAACGCAGACTCTACAAATTGGATCAAACGTCGCCGTGAATGATACCGCAGATGATAAATTAATAGTAACGGGAAATGCATACGTCTCTAAAAATTTACGGGTGATTGATGAAATCAGCGCGTTTAGAATAACAACATACGATCTCGAAGTCAGGAAAGCAGAAGTCGTATCAGCTCGTCCGACTCAAATCATTAATATTTAAATCTAATATATTTTAATGTCGTACTACTTCGATTACCAAGGAGTAATTTCACGTCCGAATCTCAACATAGCTTCATCTCAAAACGCTTTTGTGGGTCCTAAGGATCCAATTCCTGTGACTTCGGATTTTAGAAATGAAACGGTTGCCGTAGGAAGACCTAGCCGAATGAATTGGGTAAAAATATTTACGTATAATTCGAGTACAAACAGGTGGACATTGAAAACGACACTGTCTGGTAGTTCGACATTCGGTACATCGGTTAGTATGAACTGGGACGGTACACGCCTTATAGTTGGTGAACCAGGTTCTTCTACTGTATCTGGAAAAGTACACATTTACGATAAAAATCCAAGTACGGGTGGGTGGTCGTTAACACAAACAATCACGAACTCAGCAAATTCAGATTTTGGATATTCCACGAGTATAGCCGCAAACACGGGGAACATGTTTTGTGTGGGAGCCCCAACATACGACGGATCGATAACATCTCCATCTCCACCGGATCCAACTGTATATGTTTATGAACTCATAAATAATACATGGACGCAAACGTTTTCGAATACGTGTGTTGACATAGATTTTACACTTCCTCTTAACGGAGGGAGTTTTATAGTAGATAATCAGTATAGTAGGTATGGACACTCCGTTTCTATGTCATACAATGGTGAACACATTATCGTAGGTGCACCTGGTACAAATTTAGATGTGTATGATAATACCAATACCAACATAACAACGAATGATGCATACCGATCAAATTTTCCCACCGCGGGTTCGGATTATCAGTGGACTGATCAGGATTATAACGGAAACGATGCTGATTACAATATCATGAGAGGTGTTGGGTGGGCTCGCGTTTTCACACGTGGTACAAATTCGACCTGGTCCGGAAATACAACACAACTTGGTAATATTTTAAATGGCGAAACAATATATAATTTTACTCCATACAATGGGACTACCAATATATATGGTTGGCTAGATGGTAATCAGACATCATGGTCTATGCCATCGTTCGGTCAGGTTGTGGATATCGCGAAACTGAATCAACTCACTGTAGATGATGTTCGAATCGCGATTTCATCACCAACCGCCGCATCTCCTATAAATCAGACCTATGGACACGCACAGGGAAATGTGAGAGTATTTAAATATAATACCGTTACTTCGAATTGGGATGAGGAACAACAATTAGTTGGGACCGATGTAACTGAACAGTACGGTTCGGCGATGAAACTTGATTATACTGGTGAACGTATATGTATATCCGCATCTAAATTCGATACTACACTGGCTACTAACAACAAAACAAAAAAATTGCACGTTTTAGATTGGAACGGTACAAACTGGTGGGAAGCTCAACCCATGATTTACATGTATGCTGGTACAAGCTATGACACTTTTCAGTTATCCATGACAGATGGTAAACATATTCTCGTTACTTCCGCGCTTTATGGAGAATTAAGAACACAACGGGTTGTTCTGACTCAGCAGTTTATAGGAAACAGTTTATTCGAAGGATACATAGCAAGTAATCACGTGTACGTGGGTGCGAACGAAACGAGTATAGCGAGTTCGAGTGAAAACACAAAAGGAAATAAGACAATCAGTTTTGGTGGATTTTTGGGTGACAGTATGTATGAAAATACGACGATAGAAAATCGTACATACGATCAGTTTAGTCAGGGAGATAGTGTGTATAGAAAAGGTCGAACCGAATTACTCGTTACAAAATTTACATCCGCTCTAGGTGTAGATGCTGTTCGAATCATATCCGGGGAAATTTTATTAGGAAACACATTCGACGGGACCGTCGCTATACGATCTACAAATGGACAGTGGAGTACTAATCCGTTTAACAAATATAATAGAACCTCTAATTCTCTTGGTGTTGATCTAAAAGGAAATGTGGGTATACGACCCATAGTAATCCGACACAGTGATGAATCAACGACTAACATTCCGGCTGGAACGGTTACTAATGTAAACGACTCGCGTGAACCCGGAACGATATCAGCATCGGCGGCATTTGATGTAAACGGTGATGCGACTATCAGGAGTAAACTGATACTTTCCGATCCGGATAGACTCAATAGAATTGGATTTGGAAAAGAACCACCAGATTTCGGGTATGACACGTGTAATTACTCAATATTATATGATGGTAATAAGGTGAAGTGTATAGAATCTCGGTCAGATTGGGATGGTGCGGGTGTGGCGTACGTGGAAGGGTTCGGTACACTGGGAGGTGGGGCAACCTTATCTAAAACGGAAAAGGCGTTTGAATTTGGTTCGTCGGGGGGGTACGTTAGTTCCACTTGTTATAGAGGTAGTAATAATTCTGGACAACGAGCGGGTATATCGTTTTGGTTAAAACTTAGCGCTGTACACAATAGTAGTAATTATCCCGGACTTGTTATTTGGCATACGAATCGGGTTCATTGTATGATAAACGGAAATGGAATATATCTCGTTACAGATGGTACACATACAGCGACGTTTTCGAGTTTTACATTTAGTATAGATACATGGTATCACATTCTCGTAAAATTACCGGGTGGAATAAGTTCGAGTGATCCCCCACCCGATCCTATGAGTTCGACAAACACAAGTTTAACAATCAACGGAACCGAATACACACCGTCTCTTAGCGGATTGTCGGCTGGTGTATACTGGAATGGTCCACACACATTTACAATTGGGTCAGGTTATAGCGGTATAAGAAATGCGTATATAGGTTTATTTTCGTATTATATAAACTGGGCTGATAGTGGAGCGGGATCTGAAATTCCATATGTTCCTACCGTCCAAAACTTAATCGATTATGGATCCCCCACGGACGTTTTAATGGTTAACGGTGATATACAAATCAAGGGTGATATTTATCAAAATGGTACGTTATTCACGGGTGGTGGTGGAGGTGGAGGTGGAAGTAGTCAATGGACGACTGTAAACACGAATGAGATATATTACGCACTCGGTAATGTTGGTATCGGAGTAACGAACCCATCGCATCTATTAGACGTTGCCGGAAATATTAACTTTACCGGCGATTTATATCAAAATGGTTCATTATACACTCTGGGTCTATCGCAATGGACTACGGGTAGTACCGGTATATACTACACTGGTGCTAATGTGAGTATAAACTCCACCGTAGCATCTTATGAATTGGATGTTAATGGAACTATACGCGCGACGACTGATGTACTCGTAACATCCGATCAGCGTGTGAAAACTGATATTAAAAAAATAGAAGGCGCATTAGATAAAATATGTAAAATTGGTGGGTACACGTACACACGTGACGGAAAAAGATCAACGGGGTGTATAGCACAAGAAGTGAAAAAAGTTCTTCCGGAAGTTGTCAGGGGTTCGGATGATACAGAATACGCACTCGCATACGGGAACATGACCGGTTTGATCATAGAAGCCATAAAAGAATTAAAAGGCGAAATAGATGGACTTAAATCTTCTCTTGGTATTATATAATGCCTACATATGATTATCCTCTAAGTTTAAATACAATATCATATGAGGCGGCAACAAATTCAACACCACTTACCATGACAGAACTTTACGGTGTAAAATTCACCGATGGATCTAAAACGGCGCCGTCAGGAACTATCGCACTTTCAGATTTTCGATTAAAAAACGTACAACCGTATAAAAATGAAGAACAGTTAGTCCCTTCGAATGTAACTACAGGTGATAGATATGGTCTTTCAACTGCATTTGCCACTGGTTTTACTGCATGGGGATATTACCTTTTCGTATCAAGTTATCATGATGATTACAATAGTTATACTAATGCCGGTTCTGTATATTTATACATAAAAGCTACCGAATCGCAGGGGGGTGGTTGGACTCTTAGTCCGTACACAATTACTCCCCCAGATCCAGGTTCGTATGATTATTTTGGAACGGCTATTTCCGTAGATAAATATGCTACTTGGATCGCCGTGTCAGCTCCTTATTGGGATTCTAATACTTATACCGATACGGGAGCTGTATATTTTTATGAGAGATCGTTGTCAAATCACCGCCAATATACTTATAGAGGAATACAATCCGGTCCGTATCAACAGGCAGGGGGACGTTTGGGGTATACCCCAATGAGTCTTTCCATGGATTCTTGGGCTACTTATACCGTTGTCGGGGGCCCTTATTTTTATGGTTACGGTTATAGTTATCTCGGTCGGGTATATTTGTATACCAGGTCTGGTTCTACGTGGTCTTCGAGTATTTCAAATGTTTTTTATCCACCAAGTTCTGATTATAAATCGTATTTGTATTATGGTTATTCCGTTAGCGCCAAGAACTCGGAGTGGTTCATAGTGGGAGCGTTCGGTGCGGATGATAGTCCTTATACACGTTGTGGAGCAGCCTATGTATATGCGAACTGGGGGGGTACATGGGAATTTGAACAGAGACTAGTGGCTTCAGATAGGGGAAACACTTTTTATTTTGGTTTTAGTGTAGATATATCAGAAGATGGTTATTATATTATCGTCGGATCACATTACCGGAATCATCAGGGTTATACCCGTGTCGGAGGGGCATATATATTCATAAGATCTGGAGCAATATGGCAAGAACAGGCGATACTTAATCCCCCAGTTTACGCCAATAATACATATTTTGGTCAAAAGGTTCACATATCTCCTGATGGTTCATATGCTGTCGTAGGAGCTGAAGGGGAACAGAGTTCTACTGGTTCTGTTTGTGTATTTTCGAGGTCGGGTACAACTTGGAGTCTTAGATCAAAAGTCACAGCTTCAGATGCATCTCCAAATTATCGGTTTGGTAACTCGATTGCTATTTCAGAGGATTTCGGCGGAAAGGCGCGAACGTTGATGGTAGGAAGTTATAATCATTCTGGTGGTCGCGGTTCTGTATATACGTATCAAATAGAAGATTTACCGGTGGTTCAAACGAGTGTAACATCTAGTGTATCGATGTCGGGAGGTATATTTACGTATGATGCACCTGTTTCCATAACATACCACGGTGAGCGCGTGGCATACGGAAGCTATGCGGTTAGTATCATAGCTAATACTCCTAATTCTGGTGTTGTAGGAATATTTAAAAAGAATCAAGGATCGTTCACACTCGATACCACAATTACCGCATCTGATGCGGGTACTAACGATCAATTTGGTACAAGTGTTTCCATTACAGATGATCGCTACGCGTGGACCGATCAGCTCCTCGTAGGAGCCCCTTTATGGGATGATACTTCTAATAATTTTAGTAATTCGGGAGCAGCGTATCTGTTTACTCTATCTGGAGGAGTTTGGACAGAACTAACAAAATTTTTACCTTCAGATCCGTCTACTAGTGGTGGTGGATTTGGTGATTCTGTTGCTATACATGAAGATTACGTACCCATATACGTCGTGTCGAGGCCGGGCTGGGATGATACTTCTAATAATTTTACCAACGCAGGAGCGGTATATTTATTTACCATACATAACACGTCAATAGGACAAGTCTCCCCGATAGATAAACTTATTTCACCAAACGCGGCTTCGAACGAAAGGTTCGGTAACAGAATTGATGTTTCTCAAACATTTCAATCCAATGATGCTCGCATCGTCGTATCAGCCTTGGGATCTGAGAAAGTGTACATTTTCAGACCGGGAACGGGAGGAGCCAAGGCGGCGGGTTGGTATTGTATACACACAATCACAGAACCCAGTATATCTACAATTGGTCGTAATTTTGGTTGGGACCTTTCTATATCTGGAGATGGAAAACGTTTAGCCATTGTGCGACGTGGTCATTCACATCCAGAGGTTGGTGTGGTTTTTATATATAAATACGAGGTCGCGATCGACTCCTTGTCTCTTGAACAGTACGTAACACCTCTTAACGATTATGAATCTAACATCAGGAATATAAATTCGGTATCTTTATCGTATTCAGGAACACGTCTTTTGATAGGTGATTCAGATAGAGGAAGAGCTTATCTATACACGAGAGACTTTTCCGGTACTACATGGACTCACAGATTGCGTTATTTACTTAAAAATCCTCACGCGCGAAACTCACAATACGGAGATATAGACAATTTTGGATTTCGCGTTAAAATGTCGGGTAATGGAAATCACGCGTTGATAACTGAAAATTATGAACCTTTTTTATTCTCAGAAGAATATTAGAAATATGATAGCTTTGTATCACGAAATTAATCTTGAAAAGGAAAAGTTAGAAAGAATACAGGAGGAACTTACTTTAGAAAAATCTAAAGTGCAATCTTTATTAGATTTGAAAAGTGGTATTCGTGATAATACAAATATTTTACATAATGTATACGACACATTTCAACGCGAAACTTCAAAAATAGTAAAAATACAAAACGAACTTCGAGAAGTAAAGCATACTTCAGAAAGGGCGCACATCCAACTCGGATTTGAAAGAGAACGAGTAAATACGTTACAAAACGAACTTCAAGTAGAGAAGGAAAAACTTGATTCGTTACGTTCTGTTGTTCAGACGGAAAAGGAAAGAGCCGATACTAATGAAGTCGAACTCAGAAGTGAGCAAGTCAAAACGGCAAACCTCCAGGATCGTATGGAAGTCATGGAAAAAGCCTATCACGCCATGTTAGCGCGTGTGATTACACTCGAATCGTAACATTTTGCGCATTTTAGGAATACTAAAACGAGTAAAATATGTATTTACTTTTTAACCGAATCCATCGCGGCTAACGCGACGACACCGACTATAAAGAAGAATACGAGGAAATTACACTCGGTATCTTCATCGGTGACCGGTTCTTCCGGTTCCGGCTTTATGGGAACTTTTTCTACTATGCGAGGTGCATCGACTACGATTTCCTTCTTTCTGGGAATTGGCACCTCGATCGGATCCTCGAAATCGATCGGGCTGTAGGCTACCATTTATATAGGTTTACAAATTAATTTCTACCTTCTTCTTTCGCCCTCCTTTCCTGGCCTTTGCTGGAGGAAGTTTAACCTCCTTCACATCGTCCTCTCCATCTTCTGCAGCCTTTTCGGAAACAATATCCGAGATGTCATCGTCATCCTCTTCCACCTCGGGAATGTATTCCTTCTGTGCGACGGGTGTAACGGGGGTCGTGTTCATAGGGGGACCCGGAGGCATCATGATATTACCCATCAGACTCGAAATGTCGAGTCCCGGGCCGCGCATCTCGTGGCGCTCACCCGGGGGAGTGGTGGGCTTCTGAGCATTATTAGACATGGTATTCTGCACAGCGCTCATCATGTTTTGCATGAGGTCGGGGTTTTGCTTCATAACGTCGTTCACATTAGGCATGACCTGCTTGAACATAGAGTTCGTGAGATGGAACATCATCGCGGAACCACCAAGCATCATGATAAGCTTGATCTCTGGCGCGACATGCATCTTCGTTCTGTACTTGACATACAGCTCCTCGAACACTTCATCGTAATCATCCTGATTCTCCATCACGTTCTCCGACCAACCCTCGAGCTGAATATCGAAGGGATTGTACTTCTTATTCAAGAACTCAATACCGGTCACGCACGCGATGAGCATACGACGCGAGAACTTGATAGACTTGTCAACGTCTATACTGTACGTAATACGTTTAACCTCCGTGCGTAGATCGTCCACATTCGAATAGGCGTTCAATGATTTATTGATGTTAAATCCACGCTTCTCGAGACGTCCAAGTTTGTTTAAAAGATCAGACTTCTCTTCGTCGACCGTCTTGTATCCGGGTGACGGTTGCTCTTCCTGCTGTTCGGGACCGTAATCAAACGCCGCGGGAGCAGCGTTGTACGCGTTGTCATTATCGTATTCACCGTGATCAATAGGTTCGTCCATTTGTGGGGGCGGGGGAGCCGCCTGCTTAGAAGGGTTCGCGAAGGCATCTACATCCTCTTGGAACATGTCGGCAGGCGGAGCATCTGTCCTATGCATTCTCTGAATAGAAGGTGCGCTCGTCGTTTGCGCACGAGGTCTACCGAAATCGAGTTGAATCTCATCCATCATGGCTTGTTCCTTCTCGTCAAGCTTCATGACCGAATCGCTGCCTCTGTCGAGGACAATTTCACCGTCCATTACTCTCTATAATGAAACTAATCTATTCTCTTTAACGCACTTTATAAAAAAATATCAGCACATAGTAAAATGAAGCTCGACTCTACCAATCGCGCGACACTCAAAGCCATCGCGATCACTATCGGATTACTTTTCATCATCGCTCTCCTTTTCGGTGAGCGCAAGTCTAGGTACCAGCCTAAGAACATCGATATCGAGGCCGTCTCTCAGGCGTCCCTGATGTCCCTTAAGAGCAGCGTCGACTGCCTCGACCAGAGCGTCTACTCCACGAGCACGGGCGGTGTCTGTGGCGACCAGCAGCTCGTTCGTGATCACGCCAACTACAAGATTGTTGGTTAAATTTTTTAAGTCATACTCATTTCTACCTACATCGTCACAACGTATTTAAGTAGAAAAATTCTAAGTGTATTATAAATGGCGCTTCTCATCGCTCCATCTCAGCCCGATATCCCTGATTACAGTCACGAGATTCATACGGTGATCGTTGATAATATTGGCCAATCTTCACAATCCGATTTCACCGCTTTCATTCCCACTCCTCTCGAAAATGTTGTTCAAGCTCGCTTAGTGTCAGCTTCACTGGTGACAACGGGAGGTACGTCCCAAACGGCTATTCATCTGGGTATAGAAGAACTTCGTACACACTTTACGCAACAAACACAATCATCTATCAATTTCGGTGGCGACGGTGATCCGACTACGGATACGAAAAATCACTTAAACGGTGTGTTCGGTACAATCATAGGTCAGCACGCGCTCATAGGACCCAGTCAGACTGATCGAGTGTTACTATTCAAAGATGAATACCCCATCGTACAGTGCTACCATAATCCCATACGTAAACTTAACCGTCTTACATTTAACATCGACAAACAAGATGGTACATCGGCCACGGTCGGAAACTCTGTGTTTATATTTCGCATCACGTGCCGCAAGAAGAACCTCGCATAGAATTCAGGGCAATTTAAAAATACTTTTACTATAGTAAGTATGTCTTCTGGAATCGTGCAGTTAGTGGCTATCGGTGCCCAAGATGAGCATATCATCGGGGAGCCCGAAATCTCGTTTTTCACTTCCACATTCAAAAGGCATTCTAACTTTTCACAGTCCGTCGAAAAGCAGACGATACAAGGAGCTGTGAAAGGTAATTCCATGTCATCTATCAAGTTTGAAAGGAATGGCGATCTTCTAGGATACACCTATTTCACGATAGATAATAACACACAGGCGGTCGATCTCCAGGATTGGGGAGATGTCATAGATAAGGTCGAATTATTGATCGCGGGTCAAGTTATCGACGTTCAAGATTACGACTTCACCGAGAATATCGCGATAGATATGTTTGCTCAAAACGTCTCGAAGAGTTCTAACGGTGTCCACCCCGGCGCATCTGCTCGGTCGTATTTTTACCCCCTTCGCTTCTTCTTTTGCGAGGGTCCCCAATCCGCGATTCCTCTCGTAGCGCTGCAATACAGTAACGTAGAGCTGCGCATTTATTGGGGTCCCGAGGCTGGTAATTACAACGTTGATGCATACGCCAATTACTACTATCTAGACAACGAGGAACGCGGAATAATGGCTTCTCGCGAGCATAACATTCTCATCACACAGGTTCAAAAGAGTATACCGTCCGGTGAACTCGTTCAAGAGTTAACGTTCAATCATCCGGTCAAGTATATCGCTTGTGCGAATACGAATATGGAAAGTACATTGACTTCCATAGATAATAAATTGAAAATCAGTATTAACGGTACGGATATCAGTTCGTGGAAGTGGGCGAAACCCCATTTCGTGGATGTTCAGCATTATTACCACACGAACTTCGTCACATCCCCAGATTGTTTCCTACACGCTTTTTGTCTAAACACAAGTTCTTTACAGCCTTCGGGTTCCCTTAACTTTTCCCGGGTCGAATCAGTAAAAATTCATAGCGAGTCACGAGATATTATTGACCCAATTTATGGGGTTAACTATAATATTCTCAGAGTGAACAACGGTATGGCGGGTCTCATGTACGCAAATTAAAATGCACAGTAATATTAAATGCCGAAGAACTTAAGTACCGTCGGTGGTGCTACAGAACTCCG